ATTTAGAGGTGTAGAAAATGAGTAAAGAAGATATAAGAGAACTAGCAGAAGACAATGCTATATATGAATTTAATAAATTTAAAAAGATATATGGCGAATTTACAGATGAATATGTCAGACATTTTTACAACAAATTGGCTGAATTAAGAGGTGGGGTTGATGATGTTCACACTTGCAACTGCCAGCATAACAGTAATTCAAGAGACAGTGAGCCTTGTTGCAGGTGCGATAGCAGACAGACCAATGCCGGCAGGATAAGGAATATGTCGGATGAAGAATTGGCAGAGTTTCTTATAGCTTTTAAGAACACATTTGGCGAAGAATACGAGGGAGAAGCTAGTTGTATGGAATGGCTTCAATCAGAAGCGGATAGGAGAGAATATGGCAAGAATATTTAGAGTTAGTGGCTATTTAGTTTGCGATAGAGAAACTACAGCAAAAGAATTGGAAAGTTATTTTGATACTATGCCTGGCGAATGGTGGCAGCAGTTTCATATTGAACAGTCGGAAGAATTTAATCTTGATGGCGAAGATAAGCCAAACTGTGACCTTGCATTACTCACAAGGCATTTTAAGGCAGATAACATCAGTACAGAATTTGACAGACCTTTACCACAGAAAGGCGAGAAATATAAGCATTTTAAGATTGGCAAGATTGTTACTATTATCGGTATTTCAAGGCACACCGAAACCGAGGAAATTTCAGTTGTATATGAATATGAGAGGTATATCTGGAATAGACCTCTTGAAATGTTTATGAGCGAGGTTGATGAGGAAAAATATCCTAATGCAGAACAGAAATACAGATTTGAGTTAGTAGAAAGTGAGGAAAATAGATGAATCGTGTGATTTTATGCGGAAGAGTTGTTAGAGAACCGGAAATTAGATATTCACAGACGGCAAATGGAAGTATGGCAGTAGCAAGATACACATTAGCCGTTGACAGAGCTTTCAAGAAAGAGGGCGAACAGGCAGCAGACTTTATTAACTGTATTGCATTTGGCAAAAATGGAGAGTTTGCAGAGAAGTATTTACACCAGGGAACTAAGATTATCGTTGAGGGTAGATGGCAGACAGGCAACTACACTAACAAAGACGGACAGAAAGTATACACTAACGATTGTGTTGTTGAAAGACACGAATTTTGTGAAAGTCGTGCTAATCAGCAGAATAATAACAGTAATGGAATTATGGGCGGTAATGCTAATTCAGACAGCTTTATGTCAATTCCAGATAATGTAGCTGATGAGGGATTGCCATTTAATTAAAGAGGTGTGAGTATGACAGAGAATGAAGCAATAAGAGAGGTAAGATTTAATATGTCAACAATAGGATTGAGTGACAAAGCTGCTAAAAGAGTTGTTGAAGCAAGAAATATGGCAATCAAGGCACTTGAAACAATCAAGAAGCTATCTGACCGCAAGATGACATCAGAAGTCCTTGAAAACTATATGCAGTTTGAAGATGAATGTGTTAAGAAAGGCTTTGCATTTAAGAGTGTGATTGAAGCTAGGGAGAAACAGATAGCTAAGAAACCGACATATGAGGGTGATGGATATGCTCCAGACGGAACGCTTATATATGATACTTGGATTTGCCCTTGCTGTGATAAGAGATATGAGGTTGATTATGATGATTATGATTACTGCCCGAACTGTGGTCAAAAATTAGATTTAGACAGGGATGAACAACCAACGGCTTTTAGTATGAGAGCTAAACCTATTGATAATTTTGTGAATCCTTTTGAAGTAAAGGCAGGTGGCAATTCTTGAATTATCAAAACATAGCGAGAGCCAAAGCAATAGAACAGGAAAACAAAAAGCGACTATTGAAGCTGAATCCAAAGCTGAATGACAGGAGCGGGATTTACTTCCTGCTTCGAGAAGATGAAAACGGATTTAAGTATGCGTATGTCGGACAGGCAGTACATACACTTAGCAGATTAGCAAGCCACCTTGTAGGTTACGAACAGCACATAGACCTTAGCTTGAAACGTCACAAGCTGTATGACAAAGAGAAAAATCCTTATGGTTGGCGAGTTGAATTTCTGAATTTCCCCGAAAGCCAGCTTGACGAAAAGGAGAAGTATTACATCAAGCTATATGCTGATAAAGGTTATCAGCTTAGAAATGTCAGTTTAGGCGGTCAAGGAGAAAATCGTGCCAGTGGTTCAATAGGCGAGAGAAAAGCACCTAAAGGCTATATGCAGGGTGTACAACAGGGCAAAAAGGTGTTAGCGAGGGAATTATCCTCTATCGCAGAAAAACACCTTATAATCCGCTTAAAGCCCGAAAAAGAGCATAACAAGGTATCACAGAAACAGTATGAAAAGTTTATGGATTTATTGAAAGTAGGCGATTCAGAATGAAGATTTTAAGTAAGAAGAAATACAACAAACTCATTGAAGATTTTGAGGAATTGCAGAAAAAGGTCGAGGAACTCAAAAGGATAAATGAAAGTCTTGGGAAGAAGTTAGAGGACAAAAAGACAAGTTGCAAAATGAATAACGGAAAAGACTTCTGTTTTAATTGTGCAAACTCTTACAGATACAAGACATATTGGGGAACAACAGAAATTGAGCGGTGTGGCTGCCTACTTGATGTGTCTTGTGAAGATTTTAAGAGAAAAGAAGATAACTAACTAAAAATCAAAGAAAGGAATAGGTTGTGCGCACATAAAACCGAGGTTTCCTTTTGGTAGATTTATGAATTTTGACAATTATTCTTGTGATAATCAAATGTCTATATTTGACTTCACAAGAGAACCAATTAGCATTACAAAGCCTATCCGCTTGATAGAATTATTCGCCGGCTACGGAAGTCAGGCAATGGCGTTAAAGAGAATAGGTGCTAAGTTTGAACATTACAGAGTTGTGGAGTTTGATAAGTATGCCATGGCAAGCTATAACGCAGTACATGACACAGATTTTCCCACAATGGATATAACAAAGGTTCATGCAGGAGATTTGAATATCTGCGACACAAATACATTCACTTACTTACTCACTTACTCATTCCCTTGTACGGATTTATCAGTTGCCGGGAAACAAGCCGGAATGTCTAAGGAAAGTGGCACAAGAAGCGGTCTGTTGTGGGAAGTTGAGAGAATACTAACAGAAATTATAGATAGCAACGGAGAATTACCACAGATTTTGTTCATGGAGAACGTGCCACAAGTACATAGTCAAGATAATATGCCTGACTTTAGAAAGTGGCTAGATTTCCTTGAAAGCATAGGTTACACAAATTACTATCAAGACTTAAATGCTAAAAATTATGGCGTAGCGCAAAATCGTGAAAGATGTTTTATGTTTTCGTTCCTGGGTGAGTACAATTACCATTTCCCACAGCCTATACCACTCAAAAAGAAGTTAAAAGACTATCTTGAGGATAATGTAGATGAAAAGTATTACATTAACAATGAAAAGGCTGAAAAGCTAATAAAACAGCTTATTGACAATGGTACATTGCCACAACACAATCTTGACAAACAAACAAACAAACAAACAGACAGACTTGCGTTGATGGAACAATCAATAAGCCGCAGCAAAGAAAAGTTGCAAACTGCATCAAGGCAAGATATGATGCAGGAATTAGTAACTTGCGGTCAGACGGAAACCTTGTTGTTAAGCAATCAAGCAACGCAGATTGAAAAGCAGATTGATATTGCAACAACTCTTATGGCGAGGGATTATAAAGGTTTTGGGAATCAATCTATGAATGGAGTAATTGAATGGAAGTATTAGGAAGCATATATACAGAAGTTTCAGACAGATTTCAAAAAGGCATTATCGGGGGGGAGGGATATTTCCCGATGTGTAAAAGCTGAAAAACACGATTTAGGAGTAATTATGGCAGATGTAAATGTAATAGGTTCTCTTGAAGCAAAATTTGAGAGCACCAACAGAATTTATGATGTGGGGGGTGTAGTCCGACATTGAGTACGATGCAAGGTGGAAATCGAGAACCGAAAATTTTGGAAAACAAGATAGTGGCTATGCGTGGCAGAAATCCCGATAATCCGTCAGATAGAACTGCGGTAAGCCCGACAGAGCAGAGATTAGAGGTAAATATGCAAGGTACAAGTAATTGCTTAACGAGTGTGCAGAAAGATAATTTATTGCTTGAAAATAATATCCAAAAAGTCGGTCAAATATCAAGCAACGGTTCCCAATGTGGCACAGTTATTTCTGATAATGGCATATCCGCTAATCTTGTAGCTGGCACACACGGATATGCAAATAGCCATATTGCTACGCAATATCGTATAAGAAAGCTAACACCGAGAGAGTGTGGACGGCTGATGGGTGTATCTGATGAAGATATTGACAAAATGGCAGCAATAAACAGTAATACGCAGTTGTATAAGCAATTTGGAAACAGTATTGTCGTAGATGTTATGTGCGCTATGTTTAAAAGCTTAAATATCAACCAAGGAGATACAGTATGAAAGACGAAACAAAGCAGGAAATACAGATTCTACTTGACCTACTCAAAGGCAGCCTTACAAGAAATGGTGTAAGTATGGCAACAGACAATAGTGGTAACTTGATGTTCTTTGATACAACAGCTTACATCAAGAGCAAAGGTAAGGAATTTGACGGATTCAGAGTTAATATCAACGATTTAGTGAAGTAACAATGTGGCAGAACTTGAAGAGGTAATTATGGCAGGCAATTTTATTAAAATTGACAGAAAAATTTTAAAGTGGGAATGGTGGAGCGATATTAATACATTTAGACTTTTTATGTATATGTTGATAAGTGCCTATTGGAAAGACGGAAATTATAAAGGCAAGATAATTGAAAGAGGGTCTTTCCCCTCTTCAATATCTGAATTATCAAAAGAAACTAACTTGTCTGTAATGGAAATTCGTACCTCGCTAAAACACTTACAATTAACAGGCGAAATAACAAGCAAAGCAACAAACAAATTCACGATATTTACTGTGGTTAACTACAATTTGTATCAAACGGATAACAAGCAAGATAACAAACAAATAACAAGCAACTTAACAAACAATCAACAAACAGATAACATTCTATTAACAAACTCTATATTAAAAGAAAGTAAGAATGAAAGAACAGAAGAAATTAAAAAAGATAAGAATATAAAAGAAAAAGATATTGATAAATCAATATCTAAAAAGAAAACTGTCTACTACCCTGATGATGAAATGCTAGAGAGTGCTTTTCAGGAATATCTAACAATGCGAAAGAAAATTAAGAAGCCAATATGCACCGATATGGCATTACACCGAGCCATGAACACTATCGAGAGACTTTCAAAGGGCGATAATGATTTGGCTGTTAAAATTCTCAATCAGTCAGTAGACCATTGTTGGCAAGGATTATTTGAACTGAAAGAAGATAATTCTAATAAGCAACAAGGCAAGAAAAATGTATTTGATGAATGGAAAGAGGCGATAGAATGACAAAAGAACAGGTTGGCAAACTTTTAATGACAATACAGGCTTATTATCCCAATTACAATCCGCCAGATAAAAAGATTGCTATTAACGCTTGGTATGTAATGCTTGCTGAATATCCAGAAGAATTAGTTTTACAGGCGTTAAGGGCTTGTATTGCAACTAATACTAGCGGTTTTGCACCAGATGTAGGACAGATAATGAGCAAGATACAGACTATATCACAACCGCAGGAACTTGACGGAATGGCAGCTTGGGGATTAGTCAGTAAAGCATTACGGAATGGTACATATGGGGCGGTTGAAGAATTTAACAAGTTACCACCACTTGTAAAACAGGCTGTAGGTATGCCAGATAACCTTAAAAACTGGGCGACATCAGATTATCAGACGATAGAAACAGTAATACAATCAAATTTTCTAAGAACCTACGAAACAGTTGTTAAGCGTGCGAATGAAATAAAACGTATGCCAGACAGTATCAAATCACTTATCGAAAAGACGAATGTAAATTCGTATAAGGCTCAAATCGAGCAAAAATTCCAAAGAGATATAAATACATTACAAATTAAAGAAAATGCCCTTATTGGTCAAAATACAAACGCAGAAGAGTATATTGAAGCACCTCAAGATATTCAAGAAAGAATAAACGCCATGAGGTAAAAATTATGAAACCCAAAAATTGTATTTATCCCGATTGCCTTAACTGTACTTTAGATGATTGTTTATACAATACGCTCGAACAGCCGGATATAGTTCAGCAAAATAAACTAGATAAAGAAATTGCCTTTAGAAATAAATTAGAGCAATTAGAACCTAAGCAAAGAGCAAAGGCTATATACGACAGAATGTATGAACAGAGCGAAAAAGGCAAAGCTAGACGCAGACGATATAATCAGTCAGAAGAACATAAAATTAGCCAGAAGAAATATTTTCAGACTAAAAAAGGCAAGGCTGCACAAAAAAGGTATAAGCAATCAGAAAAAGGCAAAGCTGCACAAAAAAGAATAGAAGCTAAAAGGATTGAAACCGGTAAAAATGCCATATACTGTAAAAGATATCGGGAGAAAAAGAAAAGAGAGGCTATGTTAAATGAGCAAGTCGGAACAACGAAGATTTCAAGAACAAATGATGAGAGTTCAATTAAACAGGCAGAAGAATAAAGAAAATAAAGAAATGTTTGGTAATGCCTTAACGATTCTATTATGGGTCCTACATGATAAATTTGGATTTGGAAATAAGCGACTAGAACGGCTTATTGATGAGATTGATAAATTCAATGAAGATTTCAACGCAGGGCTTATAGATCCGAAAGAACTTATTGAACAGTTAGAAGAAGAGACAAAAATAAAAATTAAATATTAAGGAGTATGGCTTATGAAGTTTTCAGAACTTACTAAGCCGGAACTTGAAAAGATATTGGAAAATGCCAATTTTACCGAGGAAGAAGAGAGAATATTCAAACTTCTTTCTCGGAATTTTACACAAAAAGAGATAGTTGCACGATTATGCGTATCGCAAAGAACTCTTGAAAGGAGAATAAGGAACATTAAAAATAAAATTGAAAGGGTGTGCTGTGATTGGAATTAACAGACAAAGAGTTATTGAATTATGTACTGGAGAATGGTATTATCTCTCGTGACGATGTTCAAAAACAAATTGAAATGAACGAAAGGAAAAAATATTTAAAAGCACACAATAATGAAATCTGGCAAGGAAAGGATAAGAAGTGGTATACATACTTGCCAGAAGAAAGCACATCAAGCGGCAGAAAGCTGCTAAAGCGTTCAACGCAAGAGTCTCTTGAAGATGGAATTGTGGAACACTACAAGAAACTCGCTAATGAACCTTTAGTTAAGACTGTATTCAAGGAATGGGTAGACCAAAAACTTGAATATCATGAAATCAAGAAGCAATCATATGATAAGTATACTGATAACTTTGCCAGATTTTTCACTAATGAAGCATATCACATGGCAGATAAGAAAATCAAGTACATTACAGAAGATGACTTAGAATGCTTTATTAAGACTGTTATTGCCGAATGCAAACTGACGCAAAAGGCATATTCTGACATGCGAATCCTTATTAATGGCATTTTTAAATATGCCAAGAAAAAGGGGTATACCAATCTAAGTATCACACAATTTATGGGAGATTTAGATTTATCACGCAGAGCATTTACTAAGAATGTGAAGAAAAAAGAAGAACAGGTGTATTTTGAGGATGAGATTCCAAGAATCACAGAATATCTATGGCGACGATATGATATAAGGAGTTTGGGATTGCTGCTTATGTTTGAATGCGGAATGAGAGCCGGTGAGTTATCATCGCTTAAGTTTTCTGATATTCATAGCTCTACACTTAAAGATGGAACTATCAAGCATTATATTTCTGTGCAAAGAACAGAAATTAAGGTCAGAGATGAAAAAGGCAAATGGGTTAAGATTGTAAGTGATTATCCTAAGTCTGACGCAGGATTAAGAGATATAATTATTCCAGACAAAGCCTTGAAAACTGTTAAGACAATTCGCAGATTGAACCCCTTTGGAACTTATATGTTCGAAGAAAAAGGGGAACGGATTAAGGAACAGGCATTCAATAGAAAGCTGCATAAGATATGTAAGGCATTGGATATCAATTATCGTTCCACGCACAAAGTCCGCCGGGCATACAGTGTTGCATTGTATGATAATTGCGTGAGCGACACTGTTATAACAGAAATGATGGGGCATACAAGTATTGAGACGACAAGAAAATATTACATCTACAGCAATAAAACTGATAGAACTAAGATTGAGCAGGTGAATAATGCTATCAATTATTAGGATTTTGATTACAAAGTAATCAAAGTAATCAAAGCACAAGGCTGTAAATCCAGTAATAGAGCGGAATAAGGGAACGGTCAATGCAGTTCGATTCTCTCATCCCCTGCTATTTTTTCAAGGAGAAGAAGCACTGCAAACCCACATAAACACTGAATGAAAGGAGATTTTTTGAACATCGTCTTTTTGCAGAAAAATAAAGAGGTAATCAAGAAAGTAATCATAGAAGTTTAGCAAACGCCGTAATGGCGTTATTTTTTTGCTTATTTTTGGCGGATAACTGTCGGAAACATGACGGTTAGTCCGTCTTTTTTTATGCAAAAATATAACCAGAAAGAGAGGTAGTGCGAATGTTTTCTGATGAAGTTAGAGAAAAAATCTTATGCAAAGAAGAATTACAGAAACTTGACTTAGTGACATTATCTCTTGTTATCCACGCAATTGAAGAAGTCTTGGAGGAGGTAGACGATGATAAACAATCCTTATCAGACAACACCTATGATGAATAATAATTATATGCCTATGCAGAATCCATATGCGGATAGAATGAACTTTTTGCAAAATTATCAGCAGAGCTTACAACAGCCAGTGGCAGGGACACAAATGTCCTTAGCAAATCAACAGCCTATGCCGCAGCAGATAGCAGGCATTAATGGACGAATAGTACAGGCAGTTGAAAATATTAATGCAAATGAAGTGCCTATGGATGGCTCAATGGCATTTTTCCCTAAGCAGGATATGTCGGAGATTTATGTCAAGGGTTGGAATGCTAACGGAACTATTAATACGATTGTATATAAGCCTTATACAGAACCAGGCGGAAGCAATGCTGGCAATCCGACAGCTGACATAGAAAACGCTAAATTTACCCTGTCAGACGAAAGCACACAGCTATTCTTAAATAAGTTTGAAGAGTTATCAGAGAAAATAGGACAGTTAGAAGATAGATTTGATAAATCTTTAGGAACGCAAAGAAAAGCTTCAAGAACTCAAAGCAAGGGCGGTGATGAAGAATGAACCCAATTAACATTTTTCAGATGATGAAAGCTGGTCCGCAACAGTTTATACAGCAGATGATGGGAAATAATCAGATTATGAGCAATCCTATCATGAAGAATGCTTTAGGAATGGTACAAAGCGGAAATATGAAAGGCGTAGAAGAATTAGCAAGAAATTTATGCAAAGAAAAAGGTATACAAGCAGATGATTTTGTATCGCAAATAAAACAAAATATAAGACTTTAAAGGGAACTATATAAGTTCCCAATAAAAGCCTTTATACATTATATCCTTATTTGCGTATTTATTAAATGTTTGGGCACATATTTTCTCTTCTTTTTCAGCTTCTCTCATAGAGTGGTAAGTTTTTATTAAAATATGATTTTTGTCGTATTTTTTAATAATTTTTGCCTGCTTATATTCGGGCAATTTAACTTTTCGAGAAAAAGACCAAAGAAAACCGCCAGCACTTCTTGAAGCTCCATTGCAACAATTTACGATGGAAGTTGAAGAAATATTGGTTATTCTGCTGGCTACATTTACTCCATAGAAAGTATTTAAAAAATTTCCGTCAAGGTCAAATTGAAATACTTGCTTTGATTTAGCCAAAGATATTCGATATCCTAGTGTACCATAACTCATATTGTACTCGTTGGTACACCATTCCAAATTATCAGAATGGTTATTGCTTGGATTTTCGTCTTTGTGGTTTACATATGGATAATTGTTTGGGTTTGGGATAAATGCTTCAGCAACTAATCTATGAACAAAAAATGACTTACTTGTATTATTTTTCCTTAAGGTAACTTTTTTATATCCTTTTGGATATGTATTTAGGGAGAGTATTCTTGATTTTAATGGCAGATTACCTGTTTCATTATTTTTCCTTTCAACTATTCTTTCCATGGATTTTACATTTCCCAAGTTGCTGACTTGATAATAGCCCTCATAGCCCGAAATATCTTTCCAAATTTCTTGCATAAAAATAACACCTGTCCTTTCAGTGTGAGATGTCCTATACCAGCTAATGTACGGAAACTGTTAGGACAAACAGCTTATCGGGAGCTACCCTATCCGTACAAATATATTATAACACATTTTAATTAACTTTGATACTAATTCTTGCAAGATTAAGTATATAAAATTTTAATAACGGAGGTAAAAATTATGTTTAACTCAAATTGTGCCAGCGTACCATTAGTCGCAAACATTGACGGCAACGGCAATAACGGCGGCTGGGCTGACGGTGGATGGCTTTGGATAATCGTTGTATTCGCATTACTCTTTGGATGGGGCAATGGTGGATTTGGCGGCTTTGGCGGTAACAATGGCGGTGGCTATGTTGCGACAGCTGCTACGCAGGCGGACATTCAACGCGGATTTGATAATTCCGCAGTTATCAGCAAGTTAGATGGCATTTCCAACGGACTTTGTGATGGCTTCTATGCTATGAACAACAGTATGCTCACAGGTTTTAACGGTATTAACACAAATATCATGCAGACAGGCTATGGCATTCAGCAGGCTATTAACGCTGATACAGTCGCTAATATGCAGAATACAAACGCATTGCAGGCGCAGCTTGCTAACTGTTGCTGTGAAACTCGTGAAGCTATTCAGGGAGTTAATTACAATTTAGCAACTAACACTTGTGCTTTACAGAACACAATGAACAATAATACAAGAGATATTATTGACAGCCAGAATACAGGTATTAGAGCAATTTTTGATTACTTATGTGCAAAGGAAAATGCGGATTTAAGAGATAAAGTACAGAAACTTGAACTTTCTGCTTCACAGGATAGACAGAACGCACTTCTGACTACTGCAATGACAGCACAGACACAGCAGATTGTCAATTCTGTAAATCCTACAGCTATTCCAGCTTATGTTGTGCCTAATCCTAACGCTTATGCGTATGGCTACGGCTGCAATGCCGGCTGTAATTGCTAAAACTGAATAATTGAGTATCTTAATTGAGTTTAACTCGATTATGTCTGCTAAGCAGTATTACTTGTAATCAAAGGGCAGACTATAATGTTTGCCCTTATTTTTATGAAAGAGAGGTAAAGATAATGGAAATAACAGGAATTGCATTACAAACAGTTGCCGCCGGAGAAGATGTTGCATTTACAGAAACACCAGTATGCGGAACTAAATGTATAGTCCACAGACAAGGAAGCGGAATTATCAAGTTAAGAGGTATTACAAATCAGTGCAAGGCTAGATTTTTAGTATCTTATAGCGGAAACATTCAGATCCCGACAGGCGGTACAGTTGGAGCTATTTCACTTGCTATTGCAGTAGATGGAGAGCCTTTACAGTCAACACGAATGATTGTTACACCAGCCGCAGTTGAAAATTTATTTAATGTATCAGCACAGGCATATGTTGATGTACCTTGTGGCTGTTGCAGTACTGTAGCGGTGCAGAATACATCAGCACAGGCTATTGAAGTACAGAACAGTAATTTGATTGCAGTAAGGGAGGCTTGATATTATGCATAAATGGGCTAAACAGATTATGGAATGTGTCAAGGCTAAAGTTGACGGAATTGGAATTGACAATTTTGAAGGACAAAACCTTGACGATTTAAAGGACTTTACAGAAATAGCGAAGAACATAGCTTGTTTTGACAAAGATTACAGAATTGTTGAAGCTATGGAAAAGTCAGAAGATAACGAAGACATTATGCGTATGCTTGAACAGTACGAAGATTATCCAGACAGAAGATACTACGACCACTACCGCTATGCAAATGGCAGATTTGCCCCAAAAGGCAAAGGAACATACCGCAGAGGATATGAAGAACCGCCTTATATGCACATGTACCCAGAAGCAGAGCATATGAGGGATATGGATAGAGATTATGGCAAGATGTACTATACAGAGCCAATGTCTGAAAGTAATTACGACAGGGCAAAGAGAAACTACACAGAAACTAAGGAAATGCACAAGAATAACACGCCAGAAGATAAGGAACACAAGATGAAGTCACTTGACAGCTATACTAAGGAACTTGCAAGCGATATTACAGGTATGGTGGCTGATATGTCGGCAGAAGAGAAGAACTTGCTTAGAACAAAGTTAAGCACTCTTGTATCTAAGATATGATTTTAAGGGCTATGAGTAGCAATATTCATAGCCTGTTTTATTCAGAAAGGAGCATACAGATGATTTTTAATATTAATGGCACAATGTGGCAAGTACAATATAAAAATTCAAATTCAAGTGAATTAAAGCGGTCAGACAATGTTTCTGTGCTAGGTGTGACAGATAGAAATACATATACAATTTATCTATCAAATACCTTGCGTGGATTCATGCAACGCAAAGTGCTTATACACGAAGTATGCCACGCAATCTGTATGTCCTATGATGTGTATTTGCCTATCGAACAAGAAGAGATATTGTGTGATTTTGTGGCAACTTACGGAGATGAAGTATTTGACATTGTTGATATGGTTTTAGGAGCAGTTAGGAGAGTAGGATAATGAGTATTGATGAGCTGTTAAAGATAATTCAAAAGACTAATCCGACTATGACTAAAGAATTGCTGATATATGAGTTAAGTCAATGTCGGTATTCAAGCAAGGCATTAATTTATACAGAAAGTTGTTGTATTGACAATAATATTTAAAAATGCTATTATTTAATAGATGTAAACAATTGATAATTAATATATCATTTTACCTTAATAGAACCATAGTGGAAAGTTGCATTGATACATTTTTGTATAGGTGCAACTTATTTTATTTTAGAGGTTTTATTATGAGAGTTGTAAGATTAAAAATGTATCAAGAAATGGCTAGATTCAATAATCCATCAGCGCCAAAAGGTGCAGATTGCTACCCTTTGCCACCATTTAGCACAGTTAATGGGTTTATTCATTCAATGTGTCAATGGAAAAGGTATCATAAATTAGATTATTTTGTTACTGGCAAAGGAATTTATAATACTAAGGTGCAAAAAGAATGGCACGGTGGCTATAATTTCAACAAAATTAGCGATGAAATGCTTAAGCGTTGGGATGTTATAACAGATTATGCAGACGGAAGCCATACCGGCTGGGTTAGTACAGTTAAATATCATCTAATGCTAGTTGATTTATATACAACTATATACATCAAAGCTGATGATAGTGACATAGATGATATATACCATGCTTTACTAAATCCGCCGGTATATCCATCATTGGGCGAATATGGTGATTTATGTAAGATTGAAGCGGTAGATATTGTAGAACTTAATGAGCTTGACAAGCCTATATCAGCTCCATTAGATACGCAATCTTATATCCCTGTTAATAAAGGCAATTTCGCAGGAACTATATATAGAATTAATAACAAATATGAAATCATCAAAGGTCTTAGGCGATTCCAGAAAGTTTCTTGTTACTTAGTGGATAAAGGACAGGAAGTTGTGAGCAATCTTTTTGATGATGATAAGCCAATTATTTTTATAAACTAATTTAAAACCCACGGAATATAGGTAAAATTTTTCTTTACCCCCGTGGGTTGACTTTTTGTATTCACAATTTCATTTTTAAAAAATCTCAAAATTTGGTTTAGATTTTGTTTAAATCTTACTCTAAAAATTGAAAAAATTTTCTCATAAAATATAATGTGAAATTTTTGAAACCCCCGGTCATATGCAATTTTGAAATCCAAAAATCGGTTACACAGAATTTCAATTTTTGCTCCCGATTTCGTTCAAATTTGCCTTGAAAAATTGATGAAAAACTTTAACAGATTAAAGCACATTATATAAACTTGACTGGCTGCGATTCGTGCTTGTTTTGACTTTGTGACTTTGTGATTTGCCCTGTGCGGCGGTTTTATTGTGTCGGCGTAGAATTATAAACCTACGAAACAAAACAACCTTAAAATGCTTTTAAATTCAATGCAAGGCAATTTGTTTTTGATTTATTTTTTGCTAAATGCATTATTTTTATTTGGCATCTCTTCGATAATATCGGAATATCTGTTATATATATCGTTTTCTGCTTCTTGTCTGGCTTTAATAGCACTATTTTTAGTCGCAAAATATCCCAAATGATGATTTACGCCATTGAAGTATATTCTAGCTTGCCATTTCTGCTTATCTCCGCGCCAATAAACACCAGGGTAACCACTTGTATTTCTTGCGGTTTTCTTTCCTAAGTGTACAAGACTTTCTGCTTTAACATTGCTATTTGGTATGTAGTCCTCTGTAAGACAGCCGCAAGAATATCTTTTCTTTAAATGGGAAATAGGCAAGGTTATTATATTCCCACATTTACATTTACAAATATATTGTGTTCTGCCATCTTTACCGATTTCTGTACCAATAACCTTAAGTAAGCCGAATTTATCGCCAATTTTTACGCACCCTTTGCCGAGATGTTTTTCTTTTTGGTATTTTTTTTGATAACAACCACAGCTTTTTATTTTCTGCGATGTTATCGCGCTTGTTTGTGCATAAAAAATATTGTCGCATTCGCACAGGCATTTCCAACGGAGAGCGTTTTTGTTTTTATATTCGATATGTACAGGTTCTAAGACCGTGAAATGTGGAAATTTTTGTTTTGTTAAATCGCATTTTATTTTTCGCATTTTTTCTCCTTGTTGCGTACAAATAAGCAAGGCTTTTTGCCTTGCTTATGATTTAGTACATATTTAAAGAAGCTGATTTTTGATTTCTTCATTGGTAAGCTTTTTCAGATTATCGACATATATGCACGCTTCGTTATTATCTTCTAACAGGATCCAGACAACATCACAACCGTTTCTGCATGTATTTAAAGATATAGTGTCGTCATCTATCCATCTCTGAATATCGTCATCGCTTAAATCGCAATTAAAAAGACTTAGTGCTTCGTCAATTGCTTCTCTCTCCTTACTTGTAACCTCTCTGTCTGCGTACCATTCCATGCTCTTATACCTCCATTTTTTAAAAATTAATAAATAAAGATATACTATTTTAATCTACCAAGTAGAAATTAATAATAATATATCATTTATTGCTATAAAAATCAATCATTTATAGCGAGAGCAAGCTGGGGAATCGAACCCCGGAAGCGCCAACCTTGCTAATTATGCTAAGAGCTGCAAAAGCTCCGCACGTTTAGTCTGTATCAATTCCTTTGCTTTCATAAAATCAACCGCACCGCCTGTCATATATTCGATATACTTCGCAGCGCTGATATATGCGTCAAATTCTGCCTTGTATGCCTCATCGAAAGCATTTTCTAATTCTTTGCTTTCTGGCTGTTCTGTCCATCTGCTTTCTGCTTCATCTGCGACTTTTTCCAGTTGTTCCAACTTCTTAATCTTTTCAAGTAAAATCATCATAATTCATGCCTCCTTATTAATATGTTTAATCTTGAATCTGTCGCGTGTATCTTTCGGAATAACTAAATTAACAAAATCTTCCGCCAAAACTAAGGTATCAAATTGTGCCACAATTTTTTCTTTAGGACTTTCAAATTCACTGAAATATTGTGTTTCTATAACTTGCCAATTCATATTTACCCCTCCTTATAATCTAACCATTAAGCCTAAATCATTGCTGTTTTTGGCTCTAATAATATAAAAGTCTTTAACCACATCATCAAAATACTTCTTGGAAGCTGTGAACATCTTACCGCTTCCTTCATATTCTATACGCTCAATCTTTCCGTTTTTGTGAACCTCGAAAAAATCGCAATGCATTGTGATAAACAACTCTTCAAATCTCATAACCTTGTACCATTTCGCCGAATGTGATATAATCAGCTTACCTTTCTTTTTGATTGGTGGCGGTTCGTTCTTGGTAGGAGTGACCGCCTTATTTATTTTGTAGCTTAATAATAACACCTTTTAAGGTGTATGTCAACACCTTTTAAGATGTTTTTAAATTTTGCTTTTAAGTGTTGCAAAACTGCAATATTTTATATATAATAGTAAAAACAAAACAGAAAGGAGCTTGTAAATGATTACATATAAAATAGATGTATTAAAAGAGCTGGCACAGCGTGGCTACACCGCTAACAGAATGAGGAAAGAGAAGATATTAAGTGAAAGCACAATGCAGAATCTAAGAAACAGGAGTGACATTAATACAAAAACTTTAAATACATTATGTATTATATTAAGATGCCAGCCAAACGACATTTTAGAGATAGTACCAACCAACGACGAAAAAATAAAATATTTTTAAATAACACTAAAAAGGGTGTTGACAATGTAACACTATTGGTATATACTTAAGATACATTAAAAGAAAGGGCAGCCGAAAGGCTGAAAAGGTGCAGAATATGAGATTATTTTTAGCAATCAAGAAAGATGAGCAGAAAAGAGAATACATAAGCGCAGTTATTAACTCAAAAAGTTATCCAAGTACATATGCAACAGATAACAGAGGCGCGCGAATTGTGGAATTGCCAGAGATTAAAGAGGGCGAAGATATTTCAAATTGTCATATATGTTTATAAGAAAGGTTGAAAAGGTGAAAAGGATGAAAACAATCGAATTATTAAACAAGGCTGTTGAACTTGGATTTAACAGAGAAAAGGCACTTGCAGACATAGACACAAGCCTTGACGAAATAATCGGAGCAGAAAACAGAAAGCCAATCGCAGAAGAGGAAATAAGCGAAGAGCTGGTAAGCGATATTTTATTCGGGTTTGAATGCGAAAAAGAAAACAATTAAGAAAGGTTAAAAGGTGGAAAACATGGAAAGAGACGACTTTAAAAAAATAATTAAATTAAGGTGTGGCTTAAAGGATAAAAAAGCTAGTAATAGTATTAAAACGCCTTATGATGGTTATTTAAAAGAATATATTACAAAGCTTGTTAAATCACAAATGGAAATTGACAGCCTTGGTATTATGTTAAATGGAAATTTATGTTTGACATATGGCGGCGGTTGGAATGTTGAAGAACAGCGTACCGACGACTATACGCTTATATCTGGCGATTATTACAACGAAACCTGTTCAACCGAAGAAATGAAGCAGCGAATAGCTGTTTTAGCGGCTGAAATAGTAGACGATTAAAGAAAGAAGATAATATGATTTAGGCGGTGTATATTGTTATACATCGCTTTTTTAATGCCTATTGATTAATTATATTTATTGTGTTATTATATTGCTAATAATTAAATATATAAGATTTACACCCGATAATATTAATATTGTTATCGGGTTATTTTTATGTTATTAGATATATAATAATTAATTAGCTGGAGCAGATCCAGCAGAAAGGGGAACACATGGAGAAAGTACAGGAAACGCTAGACACGCCAGAAGTATTTCAGAATGACATAGAGCTTTATTTATCGCAATTCTGCCAAGAACACAATATCGAAGATATGACCAAAGAACCGCAGAGCAGATGGAATGCCGCTCTGATGTATATAAATAAATACGTTTTTAGTGATAAAAGTATATTAAAGCTAAATAAGAATATTAATAAAAATAACACTAACTGCATAATGGATAGTAATTTTTATATGTATGATTTAGATAAATTAGAGTATATATTATATATATATTATTATTTATGTTCTGTATATGATAAAGAATGTAGCATAATGGGATATAGTTTATTAACAGGTATTAATTACGATACATTAATGGACTGGGGAGCAGATGAGAGAAAACTAAGTACAAAAGGCTTCGACATCGTGCAAAAACTGCGCATTTTTCGCGAAGAAAGTCTATCAAACAAGCTCGCAACCGGCAACAAAAACCCTGTCGGCATCCTCGCAATACTCAACCGGCACTTTGCTTGGAATTTGCCGGGTGTCAGCAGAGAAAGCACCGCTAAGGTCATTAAAACAGCCGCAGACCTTCCGCAGCTTGGCACATCTGGAAACGCTCAAGGCTCTAATGTTCGTCAAATTGCACAACAGGAAATCATTGTGCAAGATGTACAAGAAAACCCACAAAGCCAGTAAACAAGCGGATTGTAGCTGTTTGGCTCACGATAGCATGATTTCGCTAAAGTTGAGTTTAGCGAAGTGATAAAACAGAACATTTGAACGATAAAAGTACAACAAAGCCAGTAATCAAGCGGATTGACAGCGATTGCGTGATAATTATTTATTGCGCAGTCGCTCCGCTCTGGCTGATTTCATTGTGCAAGATGTACAAACGCAGGGCGTGGGGGTTATATATACACGCATTGCACGCCCAACTAAGTCGCTTTCCCAACCCCAAAGATAAAAAGGCTTATTATATATATTTATATATACATAACCAACCAATAATAATTTATTAAACTATATACAATAACCATTATATTTATTAATATATAGCTTTGATAATAACCCATATAATATAATTAATAAATCTACTGTACAAATCTGATAGATAGGTGTATAATAGACGCATCTTAATTATTCACAAGATATTCAATAAATACACACATCAAAACGGCTAATTCAGCCGAGTAAATTCCAAAAAATTTCAAAAAATAAAAAAGAGTTAGGAGTTAGAAATGCAGGGAGCAGAGTATCAGGCTTTGGCTATGCGTACTAAGATAAAAAGTCTACAGATAGGCTTCTGAATAAGATTAATGATTTAAAGATTGGCAATCATTGTGGAGATACGCCAGAGATTGAATTAGGCGGTGTTCTTAATGCTGCACTAGGTTTATCCGGCAAGGTTGGAGAACTTAACGACATGCTTAAGAAATGGATTTTCCATGAAAAGCAGTTAGATGCCGAACATTTAAAGCGTGAAATCAGCGATGTATGTTGGTACTTAGCTTTGATGTGCGATTCTTTTGAGTTCAGCCTTGATGAAATCATGCAGATTAACATTGATAAGCTGAAAGCAAGATACCCAGAGGGATTTGATACTTACAAAGCTAATCACAGACAGGCAGGTGATGTCTAATGAAATCAAGAAATATAATAAATATGTGCCTTAATTGTGAAAATAGGCTGAAACTATTCAATCAGCGACCATGTAATGATTGCGTTGTAAGTGGTGGGGAAAATAACAATTTTACACCTCTCAAAGATGTTGCACCTAGTGTCAATGAAAAGCCTGTAAACGACAATGTTAATCATCCGAGCCATTATGAGACTGGTGGCTTTGAATGTATAAATGTTATGTTGGAAACACAGGGCAAGGAAGCCGTTAAGAACTTTTGCTTATGCAATGCTTTTAAGTACATTTACAGACATAATAACAAGAATGGCTTAGAGGATATTCAAAAAGCCAAGTGGTACATTGATAAATATATAGAATTGTCAGAATAGCCGTGTCGGTCAATGAAAGTATAATGGCTACAAAGGATAGTACACTGCGGTTTGTGGCGAATATATACCGAGAATAGCCACTTAATGCACCATAGCCAAGCGGTAAGGCACAGAGCTTTGACCTCTGTATGCGTCGGTTCGAATCCGACTGGTGTAGTTTGTCTTACTTTTATCGTAGACTACCATCAAACTGTTTTGCATTTTACAGGGTAGTCCTCCTTTCATGTACTTTCTTGGAGATTCAGTTAAGGGTGGTGCAAGACCACTCGGAAAGGCTTGCCTCATACAGAGGTGTGAAAATCAACTTATCAAGGTTCTTCTCGATATCCCCCAAAATATTATTGCATTTTCCCTTGATAGCCGTTACAAGCGGTATTTGCCGATATGGGATAAAGGTATTCCAGTAGCTTGCTAAGCTATCCAACAGAAATGTTGTGTAGGTTCGATTCCTGCTGTCGGCGTTCTCACATGTAAACTGAAAAGAGAAACAAGTTGTTGGTTATCTGTATTTCTCTAAAACCACCTACATGTGAGTTGGTGTGTATGCAAGTGGGTAAGCAACGTGTAGCTGGTAACAAACATATATTCAAAAATGTTTGAGCCGTGCTTATGGGTTTAATTCTCAAAAACGTAAGGACGTATGTCTTATGTGCGGTTCGATTCCGCACCACATCAATTACAACAAACTAGGTTAGCTACCGAAAAGCACTTCCGCTGTGCCTGTTTGTTGTTTTTACCAATCAAGCGGAGTGTGTATCACAGGCATACATAAATAATATCAAGCGGAGGTATTCGATTATGGCAACAATTAGAGTGCATAAAACAAAAAATTACACAGTTATGAGTAATACTCATTTAAGGGATAAGAATTTAAGCCTGAAAGCAAAAGGATTATTGTCTGTAATGCTTTCATTGCCCGATAATTGGGATTATTCAATAGCTGGGTTAGTTGCAATAAGCAAAGAAAATGAAACAGCCGTTAAATCGGCTTTAAATGAGTTAAAAGATAATAATTATGTTGTGGTTACTAAGGAAAACCCGACAAAAAGCAATGGTGGAAGAATAAAGTACACTTATGAAGTTTACGAAGAACCACATAAACAGAAAATAGAAAAACAAGATACAGAAAATCTAGGGGTTGAATGTCAACAGGTAGAAAACCACGGACAATTAAATACTAATGAATTAAGTACTGATGAATTAAATATTAATATACAAAATACTAATGAATTAAATACTAAAAGTAATTCTCTTAACAGAGAACAGTGTAATTCTTTTTTACCCAAAGATAAAAAAGCGAAAGAGTTTAAGCCGATAAGCGAATACTCTCAAAGTGATTGGGAAGTTGCCGAGGAAAGAATGATAAGTAGAGCTGGTAAGATAGCTTACGATTGGACTAACGATGAAACGCTCAAAGAAAATACAGAAGCATTCTTTAAATACTTTTTAGATAAACACGGAGAATGTACCGGAGAATATCACTACCCATTAACAGATAAGGTTTTATCAAGAGTAGTAGATAATTTAACAAAAGAAACCGACATAGAGCGTGACGGATATACAGATACCTATTATGCAGTTATAAGTGATATGGACGATAATACAGACTACAAGATGTTAGTTGATGAATATTTCAATACAAAGTTTTCAACACAATGTGATTACAGCTTAGTTCATTTTTCTTCGGAGAATGTTTTAATCAACATTATGAACCACGCTTGTAAGAGCAGTTGGTGCGAAAGTAAAGAATGGTAGGAGGTATTCATTATGAGTTCATATAAAGATTTACAGGCTAAGATTTTTGAAAGAGATAATTATACTTGCAGATATTGCGGAAAGAGTAGCAGAGAATACAGGGCGTTGGTAATGTCACATATAAGAACAGCTTCAATGTGTGGTGATGATAGAGAGAGCAATTTAATTACATTGTGCAGACATTGTTACAATCACATTTCTAACAATGAGATTAGGGCAAAGTTTGAAACAAAAGAAAATGCTGATTATTTTTGGGGATTATACCACGAAAAAGTCAAAGGATATTGTTATTATACAAACTACATCAAAAAGGTATTTACTGAAAATGGTGTGCTTATGACAAGGCCGCAGATTGATAAATATGTTAGTATATTTATTAAAAATGATGATGATTTTAACGCTTTCAAAACAGAACTTCAAAATACAGGTTATAAGAATATGCCATCTAAAATGCGTAGTGATGTAAGAAAATATAATCATCAAGTTGAAAATCAAAGTAAGGAGTGATTATTATGGCAGCAGGCGTACACCCCCTAAACAAAGATAAGTTTTATGAAGCAATTAATTTATACATATCAGGGCAGGCTTCACAGGTAAAGGCGGCAAAAGTAGCAGGTTGTAGCGTACCGACATTTAAGAAATACGCTAACAAGATTTATGGCGGCGAGGAATTACCGGATAATTTATGGGGGAAAAATAATGGTTAAGAAAATTATTAATCGCTGGATAAGACGCAAGACAAAGAATTTAACAAGAATACCATTGTTTATGATGACATTTAACTATCGTAAATATAAAGCAGACGGCAAGAAAGACAGTTGTATGTTTTACGCACACCCAGATATTGCCAATGATGAATTTGTGAAAAGCAAATTACAGGAAGTTGTTGACCATATCAGAGATAACTATGATTTGGATATATTTACGAAGATTTGAGGTGTAATATGAAAGATTGTTCAATTTGCAAATATTGTGATGAGGATTTTATTTTTGATGAAGAAACGGGAGAAGAATATCCGTTTTATGGATGCCAAAAAGGGAATAATACATCACTTGATTATAAGTGTAAAGACTTTGAACAATACAAACCGAAAAAATATAAAGAGAAAAATACCGAATGCGATATATGTGAATACAGAGAAAAATGTGCAAAATATAGTTCTGGGATAGACTGTACAACCTACAGAGATACAAAAATACATATTATTTATCCGCAAGACAAATGTATTAAAAGGGCAAAAGAACTAGGTGTTGAGATACCTAAAGATATTGGAAACTATTTTAAGAAATATGAGGTTGAGGTGTAATATGTGTAAATTTTGCGAGGAAAAATTTCCTGTCATAACACATTATGGCAAGTTTAAGATTGATAAGTTGTCAAATAAACCTGTAATTACATGCAACTTGAATAAATGTCCGTCCTTTGCAGTGTGTAGCAGTAAAGATATGAATGTTGAAATGGTAATGAAAATAGCTTATTGCCCTATCTGCGGCAGAAAGTTGGTGGAAGAATGAATGAATTTTTAAAATTTTTTGACGATAAAGCAAAAGACTTTCCGATGCATCTTGAAATTACTTATAGCAAAATATGTGATTGGAATATTTTGATTTATAAAAAAGGCTGTGCTGATGATTACCCTAAAGCTAGGTGTAATGGCGAAGATGTAGTAATTGTCGATGAAAATGATGGTGACATGGAACTTTGCTTTGCTAAGGCACATGTAGAGCTGAAAGAATGGCTTTCGGAATTTAATGGCGGATATTAAGGCGGTAGAAGAATGAAACATCAAAAAGAATGGCACACTTGCGACAGGTGTGGAAAAGAAATAATACCTAAGAGCTGGAAAGAAGTTAGATTTAAGCAAGTTGGATGTTGCGGAGATATAGTTCCCACTTTTGAAGATAATGATATGTGTCTTGAAATCAAGAATGTCCGTAGATATAAATTTTTAGAAAAAACATATGATTTATGCCCTAAGTGCAGGAGAGATTTTGAGAGGTTTATGAGGAATGAGTGACATTAACAATCCTTTATCAGAGTATCAACCGCCATCTAAAGAAGCATTGAGAAATTTTGGCATAGATATTTCCAAAGAAGCTGTAGAAAAATATGCTTTGAAAAAGTTCGGTAGACTGCCACAAAGCCATATTGAAACGAATTTCGCTATATGCTCTAAAATAACCGAGGAAACAAGGAGATTTATGAAGAGTGAATAGTGCTTTTACGATTATGTTTTTAATTGTGATTATAGTAGCTGTGGCACTTATGATATCTATATGCATTGCAGGAACAGTGCTTTTGCTTGAAGAAACAGGAATGCTTGATATATTCAGAGAGATTATCAAAAAAGGATAGGAAGTGATTTTATGAAAATATCAGAAATGAATAACTGCATTGAGAAAATGCGTGAGTGTTACAAGTTTGATGATGATAAAACGGAAATACGGATTGGGGATATGATGAGTGGAAGTAACAGATATGTAACTGTCGGTGCAAGGGATGAAAACGGAACACAGATTGAAATGACAAGATATGCGGATGAACTGAACAAGGAGTGAGATTATGTTAATAGTTGCATTACAAGATGATATAGATAACTTATATGCTATATGGAATACAACTACAGACCGATTTTTAGGGGTTAATCTTGGAAAGTATGAAGCCGTCGGTATTATTATGGATTACAAGGGAGATTACACCTTTGAAAAGGCATTAGAGAGAGTAGAACACCCACAGCCATTTAAAGATATTGCTAAGTGCTTATGTGAAGAGCTTAATCGTGACGATAACAAAGTTGAAAATGCAATCAAAAACTTGAAAGAAATATCGTGGGAAATAGGAACTACTGGTGTTGAGTATCTTTCAGAGAGAGACGGACAAAAAATGAGAGAGTACATAAATGTACTTGAAAGCAGAATTAATGAATTAGAGCAATGATTGCTGGTTATCAGTGGAAAGGAATTATTATGAAGAAGAAAATTTTAGCAGTTGTATTGGGATTGACATTGTGTTTAGGAATGACCGGATGTACCGCACAATGGGAAAGAAGCGTAACTGATTTTAAGAGTAATATCAATGGTGGTATGCAGAGAACAATTACTGTATATACAGCAGATGGTAAAGAACTTGCAACATATGAAGGAAAGATTGATATTGATACAAATGATGGTGGATATGTCAAGTTTGATTTTAACGGCAAGAGATATATCTACTACAACTGCTTTGTAGAAAGCATTGCGGATATTGATTAAGTGATATTACCGGCTACAGATTGATTGTAGCTGCTGACCTTAGAAAGCTAAAGGTTGATAAAACATAGAAAAGGAGATAGAAGCTATGAAAAAATTATTTGTAAGTGTGCCAATGAGAGACAGAATAGAGGAAGAAATCAAAGCTAGTATTCAGAAGATGAAAAAGATTGCTGAAATATACGAGGGCGAAGAGTTAGAGCTTATCGACAGCTACATTGAGGATAACCCACCGAAAGACAGCAAAGAAGCTGTATGGTATTTAGGTGAAAGTCTTAAGAAGCTGGCACAGGCTGATGTGTTCATAGGAATTGCGGAGAACTATGATTGGAGTGGCTGCTGCATTGAAAGGGAAACAGCAGAAAGATATGGCATTAAAGCATATATAATTCCAGCAAGATATGTAATTGATGATTATAATGCACTTGTGCAGAAATTACATCCGGCTGTCCGTGACGTATTATTCTAACAAAATTTTACCGGCTAACAAATAGAGTTAGCCGCTACCCTAAAACAGTTATAGGCAGAGGTCTATAAGCACCTTTGCTGAAAAGTGGAGGTGCTTTTCTTATGGCTAGTCAGAGCCTTATTTCTACAATCAATGGATATGAAAATTACATAGAGAGAAATGGAATAGATGAACAGGTAATTGATGCCTATGTAGACGCTTGCAGTGTAGCCATAAACGGCGAGAAAGATATTGAGTATGGACTACAACTTACTAAGAGGGCAAAAGAGCTTATAGAGGGCTTCTGCATGACTAAAACAGGCGGTACAATTTGGAATTTAGAAAAGTATGCGTTTGCAAATAAAACGGAATATGAGCTGATTAATTGGTTTTACGATATTTTACTGATTGAAGCGCAAAACAAGGTTGTTGACAGTTTTTTTAGATACATAGAAAAGAAACGTGAACCTAAAGAAAGATTCTATATGCCGAGAAGAAAACAGTTTATCAAAATAGGCTTAATAGAAGCATTACAAGGTATGATTGATGATAAATACGATATTTTATGTATTTCTCTGCCACCCGGAACAGGAAAAACTACAATCGAAAAGTTTTTCCATTCTGCGGTTATAGGTTGGTACTCAAACGGATATAACCTTTTTTATTCACACAGCGGAGACATTACACGAATGTACTATGATGGCGTATATGATATTGTCACAAACGCTGACGAGTATACATGGGGAGAAGTGTTCCCTAGACTTGAAGTAACAAGCACAAATGCAAAGCTTGAACAGTTTAACGTAGGAAAATATAAGCCGTTTCAATCTGTACAATGTACATCTGTCGGTAGTAAAAATGCCGGTAAAGTCAGAGCCAACAAATTTCTGCTAGTTGATGATATGATAGGCGGCATTGAAGAAGCACTAAACCCAACATATCTTGACAAATTGTGGGATAAATATGCAGTAGATGCACGACAAAGAAAGATACCAGACGAGGATGGAAACCCATGTAAAGAAATACATATTGCTACAAGGTGGAGCGTTAGAGACGTAATAGGACGTATTATACAAGCTTATGAGGGAAACAAACGAGTTAAAGTAATATCCGTGCCTGATGTAGACCCAGTAACAGGAGAAAGTAATTTTGACTTTGAATTTGGCGGCTATACAGTAAAGGATTTTGAAGATATTCAGCTGCTTATGGATGAAATCTCATATCGCTGCCTGTATAAACAAGACCCTATAGAACGTGAGGGCTTATTATTCCCAGATGATAAAATCCGCAGATACCTTAATCTACCACACGGAGAACCAGAAATTATCACAGCTCAATGCGATACTAAGGGAAAAGGAACAGACTATTTCGTATTACCTGTATTACAGAAACATGGAGAAGATTATTACTGCATTGATTGCGTATGCGATAACACAGCAGATTACGAAGAACAATACAGAAATGCCGCAGGAGTGCTTGTGAATAATAAAGTGCAAGAGTGCGAATTTGAGCGTAATGCCGGCGGCGACAGAGTGGCAATGGAAGTTAATAAGAGAGTTGAAAGTGTCGGCTGGATATGCAACATCACTGATACACCGACCGAAACAAATAAGGAAGCGCGTATTTTTCAGTGTTCTAACTGGATTTTACAACATATTATTTTTAAAGACGCATCACTTTACAAGCCTAATGAGCCATACGGAGTGATGATGTCATTATTAAAGCAGTATTCGGTATCGGGCAAGAAACAATTAGACGATGTGCCGGATGTTTTCTCAAACTTTGCACTAAGAATGACACAAGGTAATAGAACAGCTAAAGTTGAAGCTGCTATAAATCCATTTAGGAGGTATTAATCCACTATGACAACTAAGGATTATCTGAATCAGATAAGTTATTACAACAAGATAATTGATAATAAATTGATAGAAATAACACAGTATAAAGAATTATCATACAGCATATCAGCGGTTGTTAATGAAGAAAGAGTTATGTCATCATCAGATCCAGATAAAACAGGCTGCGGATATGTCAGACTTGAACAAATGGAAGAAAGCCTTGATAAACTTATAGACAAATACATTGATGTAAAAAATAAAATAATAGAGCAGATAGAACAGATAAACAATGAAGATTATTACACAGTATTGTTTCTAAGATATGTCAGAAAGTTTACATTTGAAAAAATTGCAAATGAAACAGACTGGTGTTGGCGACAGGTACATAGAATACATGCTAAAGCACTACAAGCCTTTGAAGACAAATATGGAAGTGAATATCTGTAAAAGATGTCATAGAATGTCACATTACCAGCGTGGTATAGTATATCTGTAAGAAGTCACAAAGATGTTTCTTCATAAACACATCCTTATCGGAAGCACCGTTGCTTAATTGCGGCGGTGCTTTTGTTATGCAATGAGGTAAAAATATGAATTTTTATATGAATAAAGATAAGTCAATTATGTGTCCGAACTGCCATAAGTTTTTAGCCAAGGCAGACAGCAAAGACACAAGAACGCATAAATTAGCGTGCAAGTATTGCCACAAATGGATATGGTATGTGCCTAACGATGATGATAATTTTCAGATTAAAGAAATACCGGACAGCAGAAGTTCGAGCGGTATGACATTTTATTAGGAGCAAGATATGAACACAATGTATTTTCAAGACCTTGTTAGAGGTTGTTATGGTAGAAAAATTGCATACACGAATGTAGATACAATAACTGCTAACAATGTTGTTAAGGTTATTGGGAGTACTATAGGTGTATTTAATTGGAATAAGCCAGTTATCAAGTATCTGTGGCATTACTACAAGGGCGACCAGCCTGTTTTATACAGAACCAAGCTGTCTAACGAAGACATCATTAATAAAATTGTCGAGAATCACGCCTATGAATGGGTTCAATTTAAGGTAGGACAAAGCTATGGCGAGCCAATTCAATTTATTAGCCGCAAAGATGATGAAACTATCAATAAAGCGGTTGATACACTTAATGATTTTATGGCGGATGCCAATAAGCAGGAAAAAGATATTAAAGCTGGAGAGTGGCAATCTGCAACAGGCACATCATTCAAAGCGGTTCAACCAAAAAATGGAGATGTACCATTCAGAATTGTGGCACCCACGCCTCTTAATACTTATGCTATTTATAATGAGAGCACTGAAGAACAGATACTTGTCGTGCAAGAGCTTAAAGACGAGGATGGAAACTGGTATAAAATGGCTTTTTCCGACACAATGTCTTTTAGAATTGTTGACAGCAAAGTAGTTGAAGCAAAACTACATACATATGGCGAAATCCCTATTGTAGAATTTCCGAATAATCATGAAAGACTTTCTGACATTGAACTTATTATAGGTATGCTTGATGCAACCAATAATATGCAGTCCAACAGAATGGATAGCATACAGCAATTTGTTGAATATTGGGTTAAGTTCGTGAATTGCGAAGTGGACGAAGAGACTTTTAAGAAAATGAAAGAAAATCATGCGTTAGTTGTTAAGTCAATGAATAAAGATAACAAGTCTGATGTTGATATTATGACACAAGAGCTTAATCAAACGCAAAGCCAAGTGGCTAAAGAGGATTTTATAGACAATGCTTTATCTATATTAGCTATTCCAAACAAACAAGGCAATACAGGTGGAGACACGCAGGGAGCAGTTGAGCTTAGAAATGGGTGGGATTTCTCAAAATCAAGAGCAAAATTAAAAGACCCTCTTATCAAATCATGTGAAAAGCGTCTGGCTGTAGTGGTTCTTAACATCTTGAGACTTGCAGGAGAAGACTTAAAACTATCGGTTAGAGATTTTGATGTGCAGATAAATCACAGTCCACAGGATAATATGTATACCAAGGCGCAGACGCTTACAGTGTTGCTTCAAAGCGGCATACACCCACTTATAGCAATTAAGACAGTTGGTTTATGGGGAGATGCAGAAAAGACATTCCTTTTATCAAAACCATATCTTGATAATATATACAAGACTATTGATGATGTGGAAGCACAAGAACAAAAAGCACAAGAGATAGTTAATCAATTTAATAATAATCAGCAAAATAAGGCAGTTATCGAATAATCGGTAGCTGCTTTTATTTTATACATTTTGCAGCTATGCGGTAAATAGCAGAAGAACACAGCAGGAGCGACCTGCGGTAACAAAAGCGTGTGTTTAACGGAGGTAATTATGACAAGAGAAGATGTATTAAAACTTTTCCCAGAGGCAACAGACGAACAGATTACCAATCTTCTTAATCAGAACAATTCAGAAGTTGCAAAGGAAAAGAACAAGGTAAGCCAGTACAAGGCTAAAGCTGACACAGCAGACGACTTACAGAAACAGCTTGATGAAATACAGGCTGGCAATCTGACAGAGCTCGAAAAGGCAAATAAAGCCTTAGAGACAGCTAATCAGCAGATAGCGGATTTACAGAAATCTAACGCTATCAGAGACCAGAGGGAAGCAGCTATGACTAATTTTAAGATTACTGCTGAACAGGCAAAGACAGTTGTTAAAGACGATGGAAGCCTTGATTACACCGAACTTGGCAAGATTATGTCCGAAAAAGAAACGGCTGCGGCACAGGCTAAGGAACAGGAGATTGCTAAAAATCAAGATATTCCGGGCGGCGGCAGTAATAAAGGCGGTGCAGACAATAAGACAAATGCTGAAAAGATAGCAGAAAGCCTTATATCCAATGCACCTAAGAACAATGACGTTTTATCACATTACATTCAGTAATAACAGGAGGTAAGAAATGGCAAAGGAAATGAATATGCAGTATGAAAAGACTTCATACGCAGGAGATGTTCAGATTTTAAAGAGAGAGCCTAACGAAGCAATCCCATTAACACTTGATTTTGATGGTGTAACAACTACAAACGCACAAGGCAAGAAGATTGTTAAGGCAGGTACTCCAATCGGAGCAACCGGCAAGGCTGATAACACAGCCACAGTAGTAGGTATTTTAAGGTTTGATGTAACAGAGGACAGACCACAGGGAGTACTGCTTAAGAAGGCATATCTTAACACAAAGGTAGCAGAAACACACTCAGGCGTTACATATGACGAAACAGTTAAGACGGCTCTTCCAATGATTGTATTTGAATAATAACAGGAGGTAAACAGATGTTAATTAATGAAGTATTAGACAGTAAGTCTATCGCATTATCGGCAACAGAAAACGCTAGTAACCAGATACCTTATCTTGGTTTGCAGTGGTTTCCAGAAAGAAAGAAACAGGGGCTTGATTTAAGCTGGATTAAGACACACAAAGGACTTCCAGTATCGCTTGCGCCATCCAACTTTGACACAATCCCAACCCTTAGAGCTAGAGAGGGATTAAGCAAGGAAAAAACACAGATGGCATTTTTCCGCGAGGGAATGACGGTTGGTGAAGAGGAAATGCTTGAAATCGAGCGTATTCAGTCAGCAGACGACCCTTACCTTGCAAGCGCTTTATCAAGCGTATATGACGATACTAACAACCTTGTAAGTGGTGCGGAGGTTGTACCAGAACGCATGAGAATGTCACTTCTTGCTACAAGCGCAGGTCATCCAGTAATTGCTATTGAAAGTGATGGCGTTCAGTATGCTTACGATTATGATAAGGATGGCTCATACACAAAAGACCATTATGCTAAGTTATCTGGCACAAGTATGTGGAGCGATACAGCTAATTCAAAGCCGCTTACAGACCTTAACAATGCAAGGAAGAAGCTGCAGAAGCAGGGCAAGATTGCTAGATATGTACTTATGAACAGCAATACATTCCAGTATTTGCTTGATAATGCACAGATAAGAAACTCAATCCTTGCACAGAACCTTACAGCAACTATTGAGGTTGACGATGATACTGTTATTTCAGTAGTGCAGAAGAGAACAAAGCTCACTATCGTGCTTTACGATAAGATGTACATTGATGATGATGGCAAGGAACAGTACTTCTACCCAGATAACAAGGTTACACTTCTTCCAGAAGGTAGTCTCGGTAATACTTGGTTCGGAACTACACCGGAAGAAAGAACAGCAAGACAGGTAGCTGATGTAGATGTAACAGTATACGGCACGGGTATTACAGTTGCTACAAAGACAGAGTACGGACCACCTATGAAGATGTCAACATTTGCTTCCGAGGTTGTTCTTCCATCATACGAGAATATGGATAGCACATTCGTATATGAGGTTCATAGCGAAGAGTAGGGGGTGCAACTATGAAATATCCATATATAGTGATTCATAACGGAAAATGGTATAACGCAGGCGAAGAGGTTCCCGAAGAGGGGGCTTTTTTAGGTTATAGCAAGACAACTATTAATCGCATGTCTACATCTGATTTGCAGGCTTTTGCCGCAGAACAAGGTATAGGCAACGCAGAAGAACTTACAGGAGCAGAGTTAAAGAAGCTGTTAATTGAGAAATTAGGATTATAGGAGCTAGGCTATGGAATTGAAAGATACAGTAGAAATGATGAATAGTGCTGATTACAAAGAGAGATTTAAAGCAGAGTATCAGCAAGTAGTTATTCGCTATAAGAAACTAAAAAATATGCTTGATAATTGGGATAACGATGAACTTACATTTACTCCAACTTGCCCTAGAAGTACATATAATATGCAGATTAAAGCGATGACAGATTATATTGCAGTTCTTGAGGCAAGAGCGGTAATGGAAAATGTAGAGCTTTAGAAAGGGTTTGAACTATGGAAGAATACACCACATTAGAACAGGTTAAAATCAGACTTAAACAATTTCATATTGATACAGTCACAAACGATGATGATACGACATCTGATGTGGTAGTGTTCGATAACAAAGAAGATAATCCAATAATCGAACAGCTTATTAAACAGGCTACAGAAGATGTAAAGGCAAGAAGAAATTACCCCGACAGCTACACAGATGAAATGATAACCGAGGACTTAAAGAAATTTGAGAGTGTTATTGTTAATCTGGCTGTCTACGACCATTCACAGGCAGGTGAAGCATTTATGGCAAGCTACAATGAGAATGGTGTAAACAGAACTTGGAGAGATAGAGACAGCTTATTTGTTGGGGTATTTCCTTTTGCTAGGGTTTTATAGAAGATTGTGCGTTACCAATACGGTAGCAGGCGGCACACATTAAGGGTGGTGGGCGGTGTGCCATTATTAATTATGAAAGGCGGTATATCAATGCCAATAGCAGTAATTATAAGCATTATTTCAGTTGCTTTTTCCGTCTTTTTCGGACTGTTTACGTTGGGATTTAATCTTAAGAACAACAAAAAGTCTGACAATGCAGAACTTACGGAGCGTGTAAAGGAAAATACACGCATAAATATGAAACTTGACACAATATCAGGCAACACAACAGAGATAAAAAATGAAGTTATAGAAATGAGAAAAGAACTTAATTCTCATGATAACAGGATTATTAAGGTCGAGGAAAGTGTAAAGTCGGCACACCACCGAATAGACGGATTGGAAGCACGACTTAATGAAGATAAGGAGGTATAGCAGAATGGATATAACATCGGTAACAACAGTTGTAGCAATCGTTGTAATAACATATCTGATAGGCTTAGGAGCTAAGGCAATTCCACACATTAAGGATAATTACATTCCTATAATTGTAGGCGTTGCAGGCGGTATATTAGGCGTTATAGGTATGTATGTAATACCGGACTTTCCGGCAAATGACATTCTTAATGCAATAGCAGTAGGAATTGTATCCGGATTATCAAGCACAGGTGTTAATCAGATTTATAAGCAGGTAAAGAACAATGCTTGACATTAATAAGCAAGCTATGAAGTATTCACTTCAAGGGCAGACAGTAACTATCTATGAAAGAGATGATGATGGCAATATCCTTTATGAGGGATATACCGACACAGAGGGCAACTTCATTCCTTATCTTGATGATGAGGGAAATAAGATACCCAAAGTCCTTGAAGAAAAAACAGGCTTTTCAGAGCCTACGGATTTTAAAGCAAACATATCATTCAGCGGTGGAGAAGCACAAAGCAAGGAATACGGCTTTGATACGGCTGATTTTGACGCTATTTTGCTGACAGATAGGAATACACTACCTATTCAAAAAGGTGACCTTATCTGGCTTAATAGCAAGCCTACATACACATCTGACAGTCTTGTTGATGAAACATCAGCAGACTTCACGATTGTAGGTATTAAGCCAGCATTATATTCAACTAAGTATATGCTTAAAGCAGTTGTAAAGTAGGTGCATTATGGCAAGGCATACAATTAATATATCATTATCTGAAAAGTCCGTAAATGAAGCTATCAGGCAGTTACAACAGTATAAGCAGAGTTTACAGTATAAATGCGAATTGCTTGTTGGACGATTAGCAGAATTGGGCGACAAGGCGGCAATTATGAGTGTTAACGAAAGTCCATTAGGTAGGACGGTAACATTGAGAGTTGACAGAAAGCCTATTCAAGATGGCTACCAAGCTATTTTAATTGCTACCGGTAAAACTGTTGAGGTAGAAGATAGAGAGCCATTTTACACGCTGTTAGCGATTGAATTTGGCGCTGGTATTTATTACAACGGCGGCAACGAGAACCCAAAGGCTAATGATTTCGGCTTGGGCGTAGGAACATATCCAGGACAAATCCACGCATTCAGCGACGGCTGGTACTACTTAGGTAATGATAATCAATGGCACTACACGCACGGCGTTAGAGCTACAATGCCTATGTACAACGCCACAATAGAGATTGTTAATCAGTATAAGCAGATAGCAAGAGAGGTGTTTAGTTAATGGCAAATGCAAACGATTGGGCGACAGACCTTGAAAACACAGTCACAGCACTTGTCAAGGCTAAAACCCTAACACAGCTTAAAAAGACATATCCAAAGATAGTCATAACCAATGAGGGGGAAAACAGCGGTCAAGCAGTATTTCCAACAGTATACATTCATTTACTGCCAGCAGTAGAACAAGGACAAACACTTGACGGACAGACAATTAACGCATTGTTAGCGACATTTCAAGTAGATGTTACAGCTAATACAAACAAGTCTGACTGTCGTAAGGTTATGGCGATAATTACAGATACATTCAAGACAATGAGATTTCAAGGCAATGCAATGCCAGAGTTCTCAATCAGTAATAAAGTACATAAGAGTACCGCTAGATTCAGAAGAATGATAGCGGCAAATGACAGATTAATGTAACAAAGAGCAGAAATGCTCTTATTTTTTTGCAAATTTTTAGGAGGTAGACAAGGCAATGGCAAGTACAAGTTATAAAGCTAGGGTTATCTACAAGGAACATAGCGAAGATGGTTTTGCAGGCTCATACAAGTTAATGGTTGCGGCTAAGTCGATTTCAGCACCAGTATCAGCACCTAACACAGTTGAAAGCACAACATTTGAAGATGATTCACAGACATTCTTAATGGGTATCAAAACATCTGACGCTAAGACTTACACAGGAAACCTTGAGAAGGCTTATTTGCAGGACTTAATCAAAGCAGAAGGTAAGCAGTTAGACATTATTCAGTTATATGGTTCTGACGGATTAGGTGCGGTTGCTAAGTACGCATTTGTCGGACAGGTAACAGCGACACCTAATGATGTTTCTGGTACTGATTCGGTACTTGAAATGACAGTAACAGCAGTTCCTAACACTTCACCTATCGAATGCACAGACAAGCTTCAAGTTGTTGAAGGCACTGGTGGCACATTCACAGTAACAAAGGTGGGGGAATGATAAGCCAATCGACTAAATCAAAGGCTGTGTCGATTGGTGGCACAAACGCCAAAACAGCCGACTACACATCATATCTTGATGATGTAACAGAATAATTATTAAAAAAGGTAGGTGCGGTGTAAAATCCGCACCTTTCCCTATATGGACGATAGGGTGGGAAAGGGTAAAAATTATGATGAATATTAATGTAAATGGAAAAGAATACAAAGTTGAGTTTAGCTTCGGTGCAGCAGAATGCAAGGAAATTGTGCAGAAAATGTTTTCTGTTGTTAACGGTTCTTACTTACTTGCACAGACAGATAAAAGTGTTGCACAGGCTTCTTTTGACGGCTTAGCAAATATGACAGCAGATGTGCCAGAGATTTGCATTTTAGCCATTTATGCAGGCTGTATTGACAATAACCCAGTAACTATGAATGAAGCAAAGGAACTCACTAGGGCATATATTACAGATAAAAGAAAGACAGATAAGAGTTACGGATATAGAACATTGTTTGAAGAAATCAAGAAAGCGATGGAAGATGATGGTTTTTTCGAGCTGTCGGGGATAACAACGATGTTAGAGGAAATGGCGAACAATGTGGAAGAAGCGGCACAGGAGCAGAAGAAGCCGACAGTAGTTCCACAGGACCACAAGAAAAAGCAGACTTCCACAAAATAATATGGGAAGAATACTTTGTTTTAGCCAGTTCACTAGGCGTTAGTTATTCAGACTTTCTAAAAATGACACCTAAAAAATTATTACTATACGCAAAAGGCAAAAAGATTGATAGACAAAATCGAGATGCAGAAATGTATAACTGGTTTTTTGTCTATGCAATACCGGCTATTTCTTGCGGCATTGGTGCGGCATTTAGTAAAGATACACACATTGAATATCCGAAGCAGGCTATTTTATCAGAAAAAACGGAAGAAAGCGAAGAAGATACCTACGATAAAGAGTTACAGCGAATGTTACTCAATGAACAGAAATGGGCGGCACGAGCTGAAAAGAGAGGACTACCGCCAACAATCCTATAAAGGGGGTTAAAGCGTGGAATTAGATTCATTAGAAGTCAAAATTACCGGTACTGCCACGAAAGCTATCAATTCCGTCGATAAACTGATAAATCAGCTTACAAGGCTGTCAACATCACTTGCAACTGTGAATGGCTCTTCACTAAGTAGCCTTGCGAGTGGTGTTAGTCAGTTAGGCTCTGCTATGCAGAATATGAACGCAGGAACAGCAGATTTTACAAGGCTTGCCAAAAATATCACAAAGATAGGTTCTGTTGATTCAGTTGCACTAACTAACACAGCTACATCACTTCAAGCTGTCACAAAGGCAGTTGCAAGCATATCAGCTATACCACAGAATGCAACACAGGTCACAGAATTTGCAAAGTCACTTGGTAAGCTAGGCAGTAAAAGTATAGAAAACGCCGTTGTAAACATTCCGAAGCTAGGCAATGCTTTAAATGGCTTAATGACGACGCTATCAAGAGCGCCAACAGTAAGTCAAAATGTTATTCAAATGACTAACGCATTGGCTAATCTTGCTAGTCAAGGTAGCAAGGTGGGTACTTCTTCAAACTCACTTCAAAAAACGCTGTATGGCGTTTCTACAAGTGCTAGGACAGCAACTAAAAGCAGTTGGAACTTGGCAAGTGCAATAGGTAAGTTTTATGCCACTTATTTTATGGTAATTCGTGGCAGTAAGAAACTTATAGAAGCAATCAAGTCAACGACAGATTACATCGAAGCGTTCAACTATCAAGCAGTTGCATTTGGTAAAATCGGTTCAGAATGGGATAAGGATTATGAAAAGTACGGATATGATAACGCAACAGCATATGCAGAGAGCTTCCAAAGCAGAGTAAATGATACTCTTGGAAAGTTATCTGGCTTAAAAGTTAATGTTCAAGGCGGCTTACTTGAAGAAAGTGGAGCAAAGAACTTAGGACTTAACATACAAGAGATAACACAGTATGCTTCGCAGTTAGCTTCTGTTACTAACTCATTAGGGCAGACAGGCGAAGCGACAACAGCAATAACAAAGTCAATGACAATGCTTGCAGGCGATATAAGCTCACTTTTTAATGTGGACTATTCAACAGTAGCACAGAACTTACAAAGTGGCTTAATCGGTCAATCAAGGGCATTGTATAAATATGGTATTGATATTACTAATGCTACATTAGCGACATATGCTTATAACTTAGGCATTTCTAAGTCTGTATCAGAAATGACACAGATGGAAAAACAGCAGTTAAGAGTGTTAGCAATATTAGACCAAAGCAAAGTATCTTGGGGTGATTTAGCTAATACGATTAACAGTCCAAGTAATATGTTGCGCCAGTTCAGTAACAATATGAAAGAAGTAGGAATGGTAGCAGGACAGCTATTTATCCCAATTCTTTCAAAGGTTATGCCAATAGTAAACGGAGTAGCTATTGCAATCAAAAGATTATTAGTTGGTCTTGCTTCTTTAATGGGTGTTAAGATTGACTTTGAGAGCTTCGGACAAAGTGGCTATAAAGACACATCAGACGGCTTAGAAGATATTTCAGACGGCTATCAAGATGTGGCTGATTCAGCTAAGAAAGCTACATTATCCCTTATGGGATTTGATGAAATTAATAAATTACAGGACGATACAAGCTCAAGCAAAGGTTCAAGCGGTGGCGGCGGTAGCACTATTGATTTGACAGATGATATCACTAAGGCGGCGGCTGATTATGAAGCGGCATGGAATAAAGCATTTGCCAATATGGAAAATTCGGCAGTTGCTTGGGCTGACAAGATAGAGAAAGCACTTGAACCTGTTAGGAAGATATTTAAAGACTTTGCAATTGGGGATTTTTATGCAGCAGGACAAGACACATCTAACCTTGTGGCAGGAATTTTTAATTGGTTTGCAAAGGCTATAGATGATGTTCCTTGGTATACAATTGGACATAATATAGGAGAGTATTTAGCTGGACTTAATTGGCTTGAAATATTTTCAAGCCTTGGCAATGTGTTATGGCAAGCCATTAAAGCAGCTATCGAATTATGGAGCGGTTCATTTACGGCAGCACCAATTGAAACGACCTTAATAACGGCTATAGCGGCATTGAAATTTACAGGCTTAGGAAGTGTTTTGAAAAAGAAACTTGTTACAGTAATAGGAACAAGTATTAAAGGCGCTTTAAAATCATTCGGAACAGGTAGTATAATATCAGGAATAGGTGGATTACTTACAACAGATATAGGCACTATTATAGGAGCAGGAACAGCAACAGAAATAGGCTTAACTATAGGTGCTGGAATAGTAGGCGGAATAGTAGCCGCTATTGCTGGATTTAATTTAGGCAATTGGCTCAATGAAAAATTAACGGGCGAGAAAATAGATATGTCAATGTTCGACCAAATAGCATATCTTATAAAAGCACCATTTGAAGACTTACCTAGCTTTATTGACGGAGTGATAGAAACTATCACATTCGGACATAAAGATGATATAGCAAATTGGTGGACTACAAGTGTTGCACCTTGGTTTACTAAGGAAAAATGGGGAGAACTGGGAGACAACATAAAAACATCTTTAAGCGAAAAATGGAACAGTTTTTCAGATTGGTGGGGCAATACAGCTATTGTTAGCTGGTGGAATAATAATGTTGCACCGTGGTTTGAAAAAGAAACATGGGTTGACGCTGTTGACGGAATGAAATTAGGAATACAAGAAAAATGGGATTCAATCGTTGGTTGGTGGAACAGTCTTGCAATTGTTTCTTGGTGGAGCAATGATGTGAAACCGTGGTTTACTAAGGAAAAATGGGAAAACTTGGCTGACGGAATTAAAAAAGGCATTCAAGGGAAGTGGGATGATGTTGTAGATTGGTGGGATAGCAAACCAGCACTTCAACGCATTTCTGTGGCTATCGAAGATTTTAAAACTAAGATACAGAACGCTTGGAACAGCTTTAAGCAGTGGTGGAATGATTTAGGACTTGAATTTCCACACATTGATACACCGCACTTTAAGATTGACGGAGAATTTAGTCTTGCACCGCCTAGAGTGCCAAAAGTCAGTATTGATTGGTATGCAAACGGCGGATTCCCAGGCAAAGGACAATTGTTTGTCGCAAACGAAGTTGGACCCGAAATGGTTGGTACTATGGACGGAAGAACAGCGGTAGCCAATCAGCAGGAAATCACAACAGGTATTGCCAACGCAGTTTATCCAGCGGTTTACAATGCAGTTGTAGCGGCTATGTCAGAAGCTAACAATAATGTAAATATAACATTACAAGGTGACGCAGATAAGTTATTTACAATGGTACAAGATAAAGCTAACAGCTATACAAATATGACAGGTCAAGCGGCTTTTCCATATTGATAAGATTTGCGTATTGTGTTATTCTTTTGCTATAAAATAAAAGCAAAGGGGCAACACAATATGGCAGAAAAGAAAGCAAAGAAAAAAGACAGTAAACTAAGCATAGCGGCGGCAGTAACAGCACTATTTATATTCACAATCCCAATAGGTTTTATATTGGCTATTGTGGATTTAATTAAAAGTAAAGGCAACAAGTCACAAAGACACTTAGGCTCTTACTTTGCAATAGTATCATTTGCACTATTTCTGATAGTCGCTTTTAGCAACGGAAGTGGTAACAACAGTAACAATGTTAATGCTACGAAACAAGCCAGTGCAACACAGCAAGATACAGACACAGCAACGAATGATGACACAACGCTTAAATACCTCAAACACGAAGTAATTACAGATAGCAATGACAGAGAAGTTGTTGTTGTCTATTTTGACTTTACAAATAATTCAAAAGACAACACAGCCTTTGCATATAATTATAATGTTACATGTTTTCAGAACGGCAAAGAACTCGACTATCCGTTAGTTAGTTTTGACATTGACGAATACAATAATATTGCAAGAGAATTACAGACAGGTACAAATATTACAGTTGCAAGGATATATATACTAGAAGATAAAAGTAATGTTGATTTAGAAGTAACGTCACTGGGAGATGATAAAAAACTTATGAAATTAACATTAGAATTACAGTAGAGGAAATATGTATGTCAGTGAAAAAAGAACTAAACGAAATGCTAGAAGCAATAGGGGTGAAGAAGAAACAGCAACCACAAATTCAACACCCACTAAATCCTAACTTTAAAGGTGTATACAGAGCAACAGAAAACGGCTTAGTTGAAGTATATTGTCCAAGATGTAGCAGTTGGGACTGTTCTCACACGCAGATTACAACAACTGTACCACAGAAAACTAAGACAAGATATACTGTTAATCTGAATCCTTTAAGACCGTTTACACTGGTTAATAAGAAAGAGAAGATTAAGCAACAGGGCGGAACTTATTCACAACATAGGTTTGTGTGTAACAGATGTGGGCTGATTTTTTGGTAAACAAAAGGCTGTCAGCCCGACAACTGACAGCCAAAAGTAACAATACCGCTTAAACAAGCAGTACAGATATTATATAACACTAATTGAATTAACGCAATAGAAATATTAAGGAATGTATCAGAAATGGTGCATTCCTTTTTTAATGCCTTGAAAGGGGTGGTTTGATTGATTGACGCAGTTGTGATTGAGGGGGTTAGATTCCCAGTAGCATATAACGGCTACACATACAGTAGGAATAAGATATGGTCTAAAAATACAGGAAGAAATGACTACGGCGAAATGGTAGGCACAATCGTGGATATCAAAGACAAAGTAGAGCTTCAATTACCGCCACTAACAGGTGAGCAAGCACTATTGCTTGATAATGTAGTAAGCGACGTAGATAACCCATTCCCAACGGCACAAGTCTTATTTTTAGGCGGTACGCAAAAAGAAATGACAATATACACAGGAGATGTGACATATCCGTACCTTACAAGGGCAAAGAATGAGGATGGACTAATAGTCGGAGCAAAATTAAGTTTAATTCAAAAATAAAGGAGAGTTCCACATGAAACTTAAAACAAGTGAGCTAATAGACAGATTTCAGAGTTTGAGCAACATATCACATGACAAGACCACAGGCAGAATTGCTATGGCTGTTATGTGCAATATTAAGGCGTTGGAAGAACTGTATAAGGCAACGCTACAGACCATAGAAGATACTAAGGTTAAGTATGCAGATAAGGACGACAGCGGTAATCCAGTTATCAACGATAATCAGTATCAGGTTACATCAGAGAACTTAAAGAAGTTACAGGAAGAATTGCAGGAAATCAATGAGCAAGAGATTGAAGTGCCTGACATGACAATGCTTCCTATGGACGCATTCGATAAATGCGAAGAAATTACACCAGCTAAATTATACTCAATCGAGTTTATGATAAGCCATTAATTAATCAATAAAGGCGGTGTAGAATGAAGATATTAGACACAGCTATGACGGAAATTGTTAAGGGAAATAGTGCAAGATACTATTCCAAGTATGTTGTTGATGGAAAAGAACATACTGAAACACTTAACAATTTCAAGTTTCAAAACATAATAAATCCCAATAACGAAATTACGATAGGTAACACTTGCAGTAGCGGTGTTACCTTTTCTATTTATATGCCAACAGTAAGCCTTGAAAATAAGGAAATTACCATATTCGAGGGCGTTAAGGTTGGCAAAGAAATTAACTATATTAAGTTGGGAATATTTACAGTTACTAGACAGACGAGTGACGGAGAATACACAAACTATGAAGCATACGACAGAATGTATAAGGCTGACATGCCTTATTTCTCGGATATGGCATTTCCTAGCACAGATAAAGCTATTCTTAATGAGATATGCGGTAAGTTAGGCATATCTTTAGCAACAAATATAGTCACAGCGCATACTATCAGCGATAAACCGCAAGGATATACCTACAGAGAAATTATCGGTTATATGGCTATGCTACAAGGCTGTAATGCGATAATTAATTCTGACGGAAACCTTGAATTAAGGTGGTATAAGGATAGCGGATATGTACTTGACGGACATAAGTATTATCAGCAGAGTGTTACATTCACAACGAGTAAAGATTTTATTATACAGAAGCTGACTTGCAACAATACCAAAAGCGGTTCTACAGAACAAAGCCAGATTACTTCTGGTGACGGAGCGACAGGGCTTAGTTTTGCCAATCCGTTTATGACGCAGACAATTCTTGATGAAGTCTATAAAAAGATGGGCGGTTTTACATTTAGACCGCTTACAGTTAAGTTTGTTGGTGATTACCGGCTAGAAGTTGGTGACATTATAACTGTCAACAAAGGTGGCGTTGATTACAAAGTGCCTATAATGCAGATTACGCACGAATGTGACGGCGGCTTAATGGATACTGTTACATCTATCGGACAATCTGACACAGAGAATACAAGCGTTGCTTCTGGTCCTATTACTAAGCAAATGGAACGGTACTATGCCGACTTGATACTTGTAAATAAAGCGCTTATTAATAAACTATCTGTTGATGAAGCTGATATCAGATACGCAAGCATTGAAACCTTAAAGGCTGTTAATGCTAATATTGACAACCTTAAAACAAATAAACTAGATGCAACATATGCAGATATCATTAATGCTAATGTGGAAAATCTTAAGGCAGCTAATGCTGAAATTACGCAATTGAAAGCTAATTCATTAACGGCAGATATAGCAAATCTAAAGTATGCACAAATTGATTTTGCTAATGTAAAAGGACAGGTTGTCACAACATCACTTATAAAAGATGGCGCAGTAACCAATGAAAAGGTGCAAAGTCTTTCAGCAAACAAGCTGACAGCAGGTACTATTGACGCAAGCAAGATTACAGTTACTAACCTTAATGCTGATAACATTACAGTAGGTACAATTAATGGCAAGCGTATCGGAACAGGTTCTTTATCTCTGGATAAGTTAGCCGAGGAAGTACCGACAAAAGAATATTTAGATAAGGTACAAGAAGATTTACAAGGTCAAATCGACGGAAATATTGAGACATTCACTAAAACAGAAATACCTACACTTAATAATGAGCCGGCTGTTAACTGGACAGACGATGCCACGAGAAAGAAGCATATAGGCGATATATGTTATGTGGTTAATCCTACCTCAAGTGCAGATGGGTATTCCTACAGATTTGCCAACACCGGCACAGAACAAACACCTGTATATGAATGGGTATTAATTAAGGATAGCGATGTTACTAAGGCATTACAGGACATCATTAACATTAATGGCGAGATTACCGGTATTAAAAAGTTTAATGTTGAAATCAGTTCATGGAAAACTGATACAGACAGTGAATTATCAAGTCTTAAAACACGAACAGCTACTCTTGAAACTGACATGGGTAACAAGGTTGATACTAAGACATTTAATGAGGTTAAACAGACTGTTGACGAGAACAGTTCTACAATAACCAAAATGTCTGAAACCCTTAGTAAAAAGGCTGATAGCAGTACAGTTACTGCTTTAAGCAACACTGTTAATAGCATTAAACAGACAACAGACACTAACACATCAAGTATCAGCAGTATGCAGACAACCATTAAGAACAAAGCCGACAGTTCGACAGTTACTGCATTGTCAAATAAGGCTTCTGAACTTGAACAGAGTTTGAATGGCTTTAAAACAACTGTAAGCGATACATATGCGACAAAGACAGATTTAAACATAGTTGACGGAAAATTCGCCAATTACAGTACGACAGCACAAATGAATTCTGCGATTACACAGAGTGCAAATAAGATAACGAGTAGCGTTAGTGCAACTTACACCACAAAGACAGAGCTTAACAATCTACAAATTGGTGGAGTTAATAGATTCATAAAGAGTACTGTAACTCCTAATAAGTATATAACAGCCACTGGCATAATAACAGATGGTGGTAACTATTGGGATTTGACGGACTATATAGATGTGTCTAAGTGGACAAACTATGTGGCAAGCGGATGGACTAACCTAGGCAACGCACCAGCCACATGTTTTTTTGACAGCAATAAAAAGTTTATTAGCGGAGTAGCAGATAAATCTACTGGAGTGAGAGGCTCTCTGCCAGTTCCTTCTAATGCGACATATATGCGTTTTAGCTTTGCACATGTAGATACAGACAAACTAAAAATAGAAAAGGGTACAAAGGCTACAGATTATTCTCCAGCACCAGAGGATGTTAATGCTAAATTTAACAATTATGCTACAACAGCAAGTCTTGACCTTTATATTAAGAAAGACCCAACGACAGGAGAGCTTAAATCATCAATTGAAGCGATTGCTGACAATATTATACTAAATGCAAAAGGCGGACTAAGCATTTCTGGCGGTAGCTCTTTAAATATTACATCTACAGGAAAGTTTGAGCTGGTGAGTAATACAGAAACCTATTTATCTCCTAGCTATAACGAGATGAACATCATTAAAAAAGCCATACTAAATCAAACTACTGATACGTTGAATAAAGAATTGTATGATTTTAACTCCGATGGTGTTATTGATGTACTTGATATGGTGCAGGCAAAAAGATATATGCTTGGATATGACACAGGAGGAACTTTTGAAGAGTGGAAATATGCAAAAAAATCAAAAGTTACATTCGAAATAAAACCGCAAAATGCTCAAAAATGTATTTTATTATCGGGTACAGATATGTGGGGAACTCTAAGAGAAACCTATATAGGTATTGATACTGTTAAAACAGTAGGAATCAATGCATTACAAGCTATGTTAAAAAATTTAACAGTAGTGGAAGATGAAAGTGGAAGCTTATTTTCACCAAGAAATGATTACGCTGCCAATATAAGTTCACTCCATGTAGGAAATTTTCATACGGATTATATTGAGACTGGTTCAATCAAAGTTACAAATGTTATGGAAATGAGTTCAGAAGGAACAACTATAAAAATCCAAAATCCAAGCGATATAAGCGTAACTCATTACGGAAAAGTGAAACATCCAGCAATGTATACAGATAATCCTATAACTTTTGGTTGGACCGGAAGCGCATTGAATATATATGTGGATAACATAGTGGTTGCTACATGGGAATGGGGCGAGGCAAAATGGTACTAAATCTGCGTAATGGCGGTAGAAAAGTCAAATAAACAAAAAACAGGTACACAGCTGCAACTGCATACCTGTTTGAAACAGTGAGATTCACTATTTAATGCTTCTATAGTTTAACAGAATTTCTCACATATTTCAACTTTTGTATAGATATTTATACAACTTAAATCGATAATATCTGCAATCAAGCACCTTAGTGGAAACACTGGGGTGCTTTTTTGATACACATTTTTCTAAATTTAGGAGGTAATTTATGAGTAAATTATTCGGAATTGACACATCAAGATGGCAGGGAGACTTTGATTTCAAAAGTGCAAGGGATAATGAGGGTGTAGACTTTGCCATTATCAAGGCAGGCGGTGCTGATGATGGCTTATACGAAGATAGAGAGTTTGAGAACAGCTATAACAAGCTGGAAAGTGCAGGAATCCACAAAGGTGCCTATTTCTTTGGTAACGCATTAAGCACTGATGAAGCTGTAAATGAAGCCAGATATTTTGCACAGCTTTTAGCAGGCAAATTATTCTGCTATCCAGTATTCTATGATGTTGAAGCAGGCATGGTTACTGGCAACGACCTTACAGACATTATTATGGCGTTTCTTGATGAAATGAGAAATGCAGGATATAAGAATGTCGGCTTATACTCATATGAGAACTGCATTAACAATTATGTAGACATTTCGAGAGTAAAAGAAGCTGGTTATGCCGTTTGGGTTGCAAAGTATTCAGATACAGAACCTAGAATTGCCGTTGATTATGATATGTGGCAATTTGGTGGAAGTGTTAATTATCTTAGAGACACACAGATTAACGGACAGACAGTAGACCAGAACTATTGTTACACTGATTATTGCACAGACCATGTCGTTGAAGAAATCACAGTGCCAGACTATGAGCCAGTACCAGACACTAAGTATCATAAAGGCGATACAGTTAAGGTTATTAACGCTATCCAGTACGATAATGGCGAGCCATTTAGCACTTACTATGATGAGTACAGTGTTTTATCGGCTAGTGGCAGAAGAGTTGTTATCGGTGTTGACGGCGTAACTACTGCTGCTATTGACGAGGATAACATCAGCCTTGTTAAGTGCATTTATGATAATGACAATGATGTCAACACAGATACAGTAAACCGCGGCAACAGCAAAAAAGTCAGAGTGCTTGATAACATTGATTATGACGGCGTGAGATTCGCGACATATTATGATGAATATGATGTGATTGAAGAGAGCGGGGACAGAATTGTTATAGGTATCGGTACAACAATCACAGCCGCTGTCAATATTGCTAATCTTGAATTTGTCGGCGGTGCAAGTTCTGATGATACACCTACAGATATCCCATTCAGTGAAGATGTTGAAGAGGGTAGCACAGTGAGATTTGTCGGCGATACTGATTATGACGGCACACCTATTAAGGCTTGGTATGACGAGTATACAGTATCAGAAAGAAGTGGAGACAGAGTTGTGCTTGTGCATGACGGAGAATTATTCGCAGCGGTCAATGTAACCGATTGTGAATTAGTCTAACCTTAATAAAAATACCGGGAGTGCAATGCTCCCGGTAATGTTTTAATGAATGTCATACATTTCTGATATAACAACAGGAACAGTCGCTCTTGAGCCTAATACAGTAGTGTATGAATATGTCTTATCAGTTCCTTTACAATAAAATGTAACATTATCATTAACTATAATCCTATCAAGGTCGGTATTTAACTTAACAACAACCAATATATTGTTACCTGTTGAAAGGTTGTTCTCATATACTGAACACAATATAACAGAATAACATTCAGGAGCACCCTTAACAAGAAAAGAAGAGCCATCTTCTACAAGTTGAATAACATGGGTTTCAAGTGCAAAATCTTTATCAATATAATTTTGTGGCTTTCTTGTTAAATCGGAAGCAGTAGCTTTATCAGAGTACATCATTCTATCTTCTTTAAAAGCAACATCTTTAAAAAGAGCTTTTTTATTTATTCCAGAACCAGAAGTTTTCTTTTCAGTTTGAGTTTCAGTTTGCGTTTCTGTTGCGGTACTCTCGATATTATCAGAAGCACTATTCTGACACGCTACAAAGCCCAATAAGCACATAACAAGCATAATGCTTACAATTCTCTTTTTCATAGGCAAATCCCCCTAAATTTAATTTTACTAATCATATCACAATATGCATAATTTGTCGAATGCTGTCGAAACTTGCGATATCTTTAAGTTGATTTTTACATTATCAGTATTTATAATAATAATTGTCCGAGAGAGTTCGGACAGAATCTTCAAGTTTCGGCTAGGTGGCACTGTTTGATTGGCGTTGGCAGTGTCACCGCTGAAAACTGTTAATCTACTGGGGGTAGGTTGACATGCAAGAACAGATGTTCTATAATAACACCATCGCTACCAGTGTTATATCGTGCAATAAGGGGGATATATGGAGAATGAGGAATACAGACAAAAGATTATCGAATTAATCAATAATTGCAATAATAATCATTGGCTAAAAACAATATACAGCTACATTAAAGCACTTTTAAAGTAAAAGAAAAAGACCGAAGGTAAATTCCTCGGTCTTTTTAGAGTTGAGCGTCAAATATGAATTGTCGAGAAACATATTTTGAGAGCACTTCCCTTTAAGCTTATTTTAGGCTTTTCCCTGATTACTATATTATCACTCCTTATTTATCAAGTCAATCAGTTTTTCCAAGCTTTCCCAATCTTCTTTATTCAGCTTAGACAATGCAGATACAAGCCTGTGCTTAAAAGTATCTTCACCGCCTGTCTGAATATCAGCTAACATTTCAGCAATCTGTTCATCTTTGGATTTCTCTATAAACATTTCTCCCTTGCCAGTTCGCAGCCATTCTTCATTAATAGAAAATTCACCACACATCAGCTTTATTGTCTGTTCTGACGGATAATTTTCTCCGCTTTCCATTTTGCAAACAGCAGAACGGGATATAGATAGTTTTTGAGCAAAATCAGTTTGACTTATGTTTAGGCTATTTCTGATTCTTTTAATTCTCTCATTCATAAGTAGCTCCTCCTTTCTTAAAAAGTATAATAACATAAAATGTACATTAAGTCAACAAAAAGTGTTGACATTGTATATTAGATGTGCTAGTATGTGTACATCAGATGAACAGAAAGGAGATGAAAAAATGAAGAAACCGTCTGTTTCAGATGTTGCATTAGTGCTATCAATATTTGTTTTGCTGTTTCAGATTTTTTGCCATTTTATTTTACCAAAGTTTTGACAAAATCAATTATTTCTGAATGATGTACAGCAAATTCCATTAAAGCACAGATGATAGAAACAATCACAGAAATCCAGCCTTTAACATCAGCTTTACTTGATGTTTTTAACGCAACATCAGCTTGTGTTTTGGAACTTTTAGCAATTTCCTTAGCTGAATCAGCTTGGGATTTAGCGGATTGAGCCATATCGTGAAGTTCTTTGCTTGTCTTTTCAAGATAGGCGGATTGACTTTCCATAAGTTCATATGGAGATTTGCCTTTTTCATATGTAGGCATTTTGGGTATTGTGGATTGTGGGAATAAGTCATCCATATTGGGATGTGTAGGTTCGTATCGCATAATAATTCTCCTTAGTTTTTAAGGAATTATATCACAGAAAGGAAGTGAATTAAATGAGTGAAAAGGAAAAGGAAGTAGTTGAGAAACTAAAAGAAGCAATTCCTAAGATGTCGGATTTCGACAAGGGTTATATTCTTGGCAAGGTCGAGAATATGGCAGAAAAAAGTGATAAGGAATGTAACAATGACAGAAAGGAGTAAGAATGGCAGAAGTCACAAGAAAAGCTATCCAAAATGAAATGACAAAAACGATAGAGGGAAGTTGCTTCTATGAAAGGCTTCACTGCAACGGACAAGATATAAGCGAATTGATTGCTGACACGAAAGCATTAATTGCCCAACATAACTTATCCGTTTTAGAAGCCAAAGGGTTTTTAGATTATATGAAGATTATTCTTGACAATTCTTCATATCTTCAAATTCAGAAATAGCCTTAATGCAACATTCTTCAAAAGATGTATTGTCAGGTATTTCTTTAGCAGTCTTGAGTATAGATAATACTTTGTCAGAGTAAGGATATTCAAGACCACAGTTAGGGCAAATAATCTTGTCGGCAGATACACTTTCATTAACAGTATATCTATTGTGGCAAGTACAAGTTATTTGGAATTTTAGAAACATATTTTTCACCTCTTTTCTATTAGGATAAGAGGATTATAGCACAAACGTATTAGAATTTTTGATATTGATGCAATAGAAAAGTGATGGTAGCGGTAAATAGTTGCAAACTTTTATTCAAACATTATTAGTTCTTTTTGACAGGGATAGCGCCCTGTTCGTATCAAGTGTGAATTACCTACCAATTGGAAAGTGTCTACCATCACCTTTCTATTGTATCAATAAATATAAAGTTCTACAAGTTACAGCAGATAGGAATGAGCAGAATTGCTCAAATGCACCTTAAAAGGTCAAAATATATCACACATTATTTAGAAAGGAATGTTTATGGAGCTACAGATTTTTAGCAATTCAGAGTTTGGAGAAATCCGAACCATTACTAAAGATGATGAACCTATGTTTTGCTTGGCTGATGTATGCAAGGCATTGGAAATATCAAATGTAGGAAATGTTAAGCAGAGGTTATCTGAAAAGGGTATCCATACTGCGGACACCCTTACAAAGGGCGGAATGCAGAAAATGACATTTATAAGCGAGGCTAATCTTTACAAAACAATCTTTCAGAGCAGAAAAGAGAGTGCGGAAAGATTTACAGAATGGGTTACATCAGAAGTTCTTCCGTCAATCAGAAAGACAGGAAGTTACAGTAAGCCTTTGACAACATCTGAACAGATTAGATTATTGGCACAGGGCAACACAGAACTTACAGAGAGAGTTGATAAGGTTGAAGATAAGATAACCAGTATCGAAGAAGAAACTCCGCTTTACGGCTGTGAGATTGAAGAAGTGCAGAAACATGTTAGAAAGAAAGGAATTGAAGTACTTGGCGGAAAGGACAGCAATGCGTACAAAGACGGTGGTATTCGCGGTTCAGTATATTCTGATATATACAAGCAGTTAAAACGCGAATTCGGGTGCGTGGCGACATACAAGAGTATTAAAAGAAAATACTTGGCTGATGTACACGAATTCATAGACACCTATTTGTTACCAATAGCACTTGCCGAGGTGGTACATGATACAAACATGTAGGAGAAGATATGAAAGAAAAGATAATTAACATATTTGCAACACTGGCAGAAATCAGCCTTATAGCGTTGATTCTAAGACCAGTACAACCACAAGCTAAGATTAATCAGCAGAGTGCAGTGTTAAGTGAATGCTACAACTCACATGTTGATTATAAGGTTGAAACTGGAGAGATAAGTGTTGATGAATATGAGTTATCGCTCATGGCACATTTGCTGATGGGTGAATGCGGAGCGACATGCAACGATGATGAAATGCTATATCTTGCAGGAGCCGTTGTTTTGAACCGAGTACAGAGTGAGTATTTCCCTAACAGCATTGAAGAAGTCATCTATCAGTCAGTGCAATATCAATGTACAGAACTTAAAAACAGCGGATTCTATAAAGAGCCAACAGAAAGGTGTTGGAGAATAGCAGAAGAATTATTAATAAGCGGATATGACATACCTAGCAATGTGTTGTATCAAGCTGAATTTAAACAAGGTAGCGGTGTTTATAAGAAAGTGCAGAACATGTACTTTTGCTACAAGTAAGGAGCGTTTATGGAAGCAAGGATAAGAGAAGAATTATTCAATCTAGGCATTCACTCTAACAGAAAGGGTTATGTATACATCGTTGATATTATGAGCAATCTTGATTCTGCATTAGCAATAGATGGCGAGATTAAGAAAGTTGCCGAGAAATACGGCAAAAGTAAGGATTCTATTGGAAGTGCAGTAAGAAATGCTGTTAAGACAGCAAATCATAGCCTTGAGGTATGGAAGAATTACGATTGCTTAACAACAAAAGGATTTCTTACAACAATGTATTACAGAACCAGAGAGGAGAGTGCCAATGAGTAGCATAAAAAGAATCATTAAGTTGAATAGAAACAGGCAAAGAGCCATGAGAGAAAAGGATTTTAGAAAATTCCATTCTTTCAGCTGCAAAATCCATTTAATTGAAAGAATGGATAAAGTACCAATAGGAAGTTACATTTTAAGATAGGAGATAAGGAAAATGGGAAATGCAATAAATAACAATATCACATTAGCAGGAGTAGTTGAGAGAGAACCAGAGTATTCACACGAAGTACTTGGTGAGGGGTTTTATGTGTTCATGCTCAAGTGTTCAAGAACAAGCGGTAACAAGGATACATTACCAGTAATGATATCGGACAGACTTACTGATATTAATGAAATCAAGGTAGGACAGGTTGTCACAGTTTCAGGGCAGATACGAAGTTTCAATAAGCACACTGACAATGTGAAGAGCAAACTGATTCTGACAGTATTCGCAAGAGAGTTTGAAGTGCTGGCGCAAGATCCGGAAGAACTACCATTCGAAAATAATACCAACATGGTCATACTTGACGGTTATATCTGCAAGCCACCTATATACAGATGCACTCCAAAGGGCAGAGAGATTGCAGATATCTTAGTGGCAGTCAACAGACCATATGGCAAATCAGATTACATACCATGTATAGCATGGGGAAGAAATGCGAGATTTGCAGGTGGGCTTGAAACAGGGGAGCATATCCAGATTCAGGGAAGATTTCAGAGTCGCGAATATTCCAAGAAGATAAGTGACAATGAAATTGAGACACGAACTGCATATGAAGTATCAGTAAGCAGGATTGATTACGCAGAGGAGGGCGAAGCTGATGAGTAGTGATATTACAGTTAGAGATTTAGCAAGTATGGCTATTGATGAAGATGTGGTATGCCAGATATGGACACCGTTGCATGGAACAGTTTTTAACGGTTCATTTGAAGAAGCTAAGTATTCAGCCTATGCGGATAGGGAAGTTGACAATTTCCAGATTGAAGATGGCGTATTTGTTATGAATATATAATAAGGAAAGGATATGTTTATGGAAAGAGCAGTTTTAAAAAAGGTAGTGCTTGAAAATTTTATGTGCTATGCACACGCTGAGTTTGATTTTTACGCCATTACAAAGATTATGGCTAAGAATGGTAAGGGCAAGTCAACTATTGCCACAGCTTATCTCTGGTGCTTATTTAACTACGATTACGAATTAAAAGATAATCCAGTAGTTAGGCGTGAGGTTGACGGAAAATCCGTTGATGATATGGACACAAGTGTTGAACTTACGCTTGATGTTGACGGAAAAGAAGTAACAATGAAGAAAGTACAGAAACGTACTTATGGGGAAACTGTAAAGGACGGCGTTGTTGTGACAACTGTAAGCGATACTAACTCATATTATATCAATAGCGTGCCAAAGACATTAAAGGCATTCAATGAATATCTTGATGTTAATATGAATATTTTCAAAATGTGTAGCAATATCAATGTATTTCTTACGCAGAAGCCAAAGGAAATGAGAGAATATCTTTTCAGTTTAGTAAAGAAAACAACCGACCTTGATATGGCAAAGTCTAAAAGCAAACTTGCCGAATTAGTACCACTTCTTGAAAAATACACATACGAAGAAATACGTGCTATGAAAAATAAAATTAAAAAAGATGTTGATGATAATGCCGAAAAGCTGAAAGGGCAGATTGAAGAGAAGGAGCGCGACATTCAGCTTAAACAGGCTATTGAAGTATCTGACCTTGAATTACAGAAGAACAGCCTTAAAGAACAGATTACTGATTGCGTGGCAAAGCAGACCGACAATGATAAGCTGATGGCTGAATATGACAAGGCTAGTTCAGATATTCTTAATCTTAAGTTTGAGCTTAGTGATATGTCACGCAAGGCTAACGAGGACAATATTAAGGCTAGAAGAGAGATTGAGGACAAGATTTCTGATAAGCAGTTTCTTGTTAGGCAGACAGAAAAGACTATTACTGATACAGAAAAGAACATTGAGTATCAGCAGAATACCATTGATAGCATAAATAAGAATTTACAGGGTATAAGGGATGAATGGGAAACAGAGAATGAACGCAAATTTGACGAAAGCAGCCTTATTTGCAGTTATTGCGGACAGGAATATCCCGAAGATAAGAAAGAACAGTTAAGAGCTGATTTTGATAGCCACAAGGCAGAAGAATTAAAGACCATCACAAACAATGGCAACCTTATTAAAGGAAAACTTGATGAAAATAAGAAGATTCTTGAAGATTTACAGAAAGAGTTACCACAGCATAAAGAAAGCCTTGAAATGCTGAATACAGCTATTGCAGACCTTGAAAAGCAGTTATCAGAACTTCCACAGGAGATTGATGTATCAGCTACCGAAGAATACAAGGCACATGAACAGCGGATTGCTGAAAAGGAACAGGCTATGCACAAAGCTAATGATATTTCAGCAGTTAAGGCAGAATTAAAGGCACAGGAAACAACTTTAAGGCAGCAGTTAGCAGAATGCGAAAGCCAGATTGCAAAGTCTGATACGGCAGCAGACGAGGAAAGACTTGAAGAATTAAAGCAGACAAGGATTGATTCTGAACAGAATAAGACTAATGCCGAGAAAATCCTTGATTTACTTGATGAACTGGATAAAGCAAAGAACGAAGCCTTAACAGAAGCGGTAAACAGTCATTTCAGCTTAGTTAAGTGGCAGCTATTTGAATATGCCAAGAATGGTAATTACAAGAGTTGTTGCATACCGACAGTTGACGGAAAAAGCATTTTAACAACTATGAGTAACAAGGGTAACAGGATTTTAGGCAGAGTTGATATTTGCAATTCAATCCAGAAGATTAGCGGTATATCAACACCTATCATTTTGGACGATTCTGAAAGCCTTAGTACGGACAATCAGAAGAAAGTTGCTGAAATGGTAGATAGTCAGTTGATTATGCTGATTGTTAATGATAGTGAGAAATTAGAGATTGCGGAGGGATAAGCACTATGAATGATAGATATGTTGTAGAGCGTGAATTTGAACACGCAGGATACAAATGCGTTGTCATATTTGGAAGTTCCGGGCACAGATGCGGTTATGTCGGCATTCCAAAGAATCATCCATTATATGGAAAGGATTACAGTGATTACCTTGAAATCAAGAAAACTGATGTCGGAGACAGAGAAGTAAGTGAGATTCTTCCTTTGCTTGGTGCTTGGCTAGACGAAGATGAAAGAATCCGCATTGAAGCATATTTTCAGTGTCACGGTGGCATTACATATGCAGGTGGTGGAGAGCATTCAAGTTATCCAATCGAGAGTGATTTGTGGTGGTTCGGATTTGATTGCGGACATTACGGTGACGCAAGGGAACTTAAACTTGCTTATGAGAAATTTCCCAATTATAGAAGCAACCTTGCTATACAGATTGAGTGTGAGGACAGATTCCGTATTGAAGGATTGATAATTCGTACAGAAGAATATGTAGCAGAAGAGTGCAAGAAGTTAGCGGAACAGTTAAAAGAGTTTGAAGAAAGTGAGGATTAATTATGGCAGAGAATACACAGTTAGTTGAATATGAATCAAATGGAGAAATGGTAAAAATTTCTCCAACAATGATAAGAAGATACCTTGTAAATGGCGGCGGTAATGTATCTGACGGAGAAGTAATGATGTTTATGTCATTATGCAGATACCAGCACTTAAATCCGTTTTTGAGAGAAGCATACCTTATTAAGTATGGAAGCAACGACCCAGCCACAATAGTTACTGGAAAAGATGTTTTTACAAAGAGAGCCAATGCAGACCCACGATATAAGGGAAAGAAAGCAGGAATTGTTGTAATTAAAAAGGACGGAGCTGTTGAAGAGCGAGAGGGAACAATGGTTTTACCTAACGAAACTATCGTAGGTGGCTGGGCAAAAATCTTTATTGACGGAAAAGAGGACGAGTATCAGTCGGTAGGTTTTGATGAGTATGCAGGAAGAAAAAAAGATGGTTCGCTTAACAGCCAATGGGCGAAAAAGCCAGCCACAATGATTAGAAAAGTAGCTGTTGTACAGGCCTTAAGAGAAGCATTTCCAGATAGATTTCAAGGTTTATATGCACAAGAGGAATTTCAAAATGTATCAGATGTAAAACTTGATACAGAAAAGGTTGTTGCTGATGAGATTAAAGAAAACGCAAATAGCGTTGATTTTGACGAGGACAACATAATTGATGTAGAGCCGACCGACACAGCCGAAAAGCAGTCAGAAGAGCTACCGCCATTCATGCAGAGTGAGGAGGGCTGATATGAGGGTGATTTCACAGGACGGAACACTTGATATGCCATATGAAGAGGTGATTATTCAGAGATTCAGGTCAAGAATTTATTTTCTGAATAAAAACTTAACAGGTGTTGAGTCACTTAGTGATGACATGCAAATTGCTGAATATTCCACCGAAGCAAAGGCAATTAAGGCTATGGAAATGCTTAGAGAGACATATATCGGTATGCCTATCGCAATGCAGAACGTTGATATTTCAGAAGATGCGGCAAAGGAATTTGAAAGATTAAAGAAATGTGGCATTATGGTGCAAACAGAAAATCAGCCGTCAAAAGTAGATTTTATCAACAATGCCGTTTTTCAGTTCCCACAGGATGATGAAATCGAGGTGTGAGTATGTACAAAGATATGTCACTAATACTGAAAGACGGACAGGTAGGAGATTTTAAACTTCAACATTTCGACATTTCAGATAATAATTTTTATGCGATTGTTCGTTGTGGGATACCACCCGGAAAATATATAAGACTTATCAACAGATGTGATTACGTAATGTCAGACACACCTATGGAAAAGGAAACAAATAGAGATTTTGTTCGCAATGCACACGGAAATGTCCTTATTGGCGGTCTTGGAATTGGACTTATTATTCTTGCAATACAGGATAAAGAAGATGTTAAGCAGATAACAGTTGTTGAGAAAAATCGTGAAGTCATCGAACTTGTCGGAAAGCAGTTACCGCTTAATTCCAAAGTAAACATTGTGAATGATGATGTGTTTGAATATAAGCCGCTGATTAAGTATAACACGATTTATATGGATATATGGAACTATATTAACGAGGATATTTACAGCAAACAGATGAAGCCTTTAATTAATCGCTACAGGAAATATTTAGTTCCTAAAGCCGAAGATGAAAACAGATATATTGATTGCTGGTGTAAAAGACAGGCTAAAAATGGAGAACGGATATGAAACTTAAATGTATTGCAACAGGAAGTACAGGAAACTGCTACACCTTAACTTCCAACAGCGGAGAAACACTTATCCTTGATTGTGGAATACCGATTAAGGAAATTAAAAAAGGCTTGAATTGGAATATTAAAGATGTTGTGGGTACGATATGTACCCACCACCACCAAGACCATTCGTTATCAGTTTATCCTTTAAGAAGAATGGGAATACCTGTATTTGCACCATACATAAGCGAAAAACCTATGAAAATTGGTAATGGAGATTTTAGAGTACAGGCATTTGACCTAACAACGATAGACGGAAGCTGGACACATACAAATGCAAACGGCGAACCTTGCCCGATATATGGCTTTCTGATAACTCACAAGGAAATGGGGAGAATGCTTTATATAACGGATTGCGAGGTTGTCAAGTGGAAGTTTAAAGACATAAACCACATTCTCTTAGGTGTGAATTATGACAAGGATTTAATCGACAGGGATAACACAGGCAAAGCTAATCATGTTTTCAGAGGTCATTTAAGCATTGACACGGCTTGTGATTTTGTCAAGGCTAATTATTCAGATAGCTTGCAGAACGTCATAATGTGCCATTTATCAAGTGAAAATTCTGATAGAGATAGTTTTATCGAGAAGATGAAAAAAGTTGCTTATGGGGCAAATGTGGATGTTGCGGTTGCAGGAAAAAGTTGGGATTTGAAAAATCCTAGTGAATGTCCGTTTTAGAAAGGAGCGGAAATGGAGAGATTAACAAGAAGAAGTGCTAACGGAACAGGTGTATATGCTACACCTAGTGGAGAACATATCGAATGGGAAAACAATCGTCATAATGTGTTACAGAAATTAGCGGATTATGAGGACTTGGAGGAACAGGGCAGACTTGTCCAATTGCCTTGCAAAGTGGGGGACACAGTTTATCATGTTGTGCAAGGAAGAATCGTTGAGGTTTCTAATGTTGATTTGTTTTTCTTATTGTTATCAGTTGCCGAGAATAGGTTTAATAATTCAGTATTCCTCACAAAATCAGAAGCCGAAGCAAAACTGAAAGAATTGAGAGGGCAGTAATGAGCAAACGAAAAGCAATACCTAAAAAAGTAAGACAATCTGTATATCTCATGTATAACGGACATTGTGCTTACTGTGGTATAGAAATAGCTTACAAAGATATGCAGGTAGACCATGCAACACCGCTTAGGATAGGTGGAGCAGACGACATTTCAAATTACATGCCAGCTTGTAGGAGCTGCAACCATTATAAAGCCACTTTAGATGTCGAGGGATTTAGAAAGTATCTTTCAGAAATACATAAAAGGCTTATGCGTGACAGCATACCTTATCAAGTGGCGGAGCGGTTTGGAATCGTAAAGCATTTGTCGGACGATGTGAAATTCTATTTTGAAGAATTTAGAGGTGTAGAAAATGAGTAAAGAAGATATAAGAGAACTAGCAGAAGACAA